CAGGAACTCGGTCTCGTTGCAGTAGCTGAGGCCAACCATGGCCTTGTCGTCGATCATGTGTTTCCTTTCATGTGATCGTCTTCTGATTGTGGTCTGCACTCCTCGCAGACCTTGTAGACGGTGTAGCCGGCCTCGATGCGGTCGACCACCCATCCGAACCCTCCACACCTCCAGCAGATGGAAGCGATGACTCCTCCTCCCGAGAACACCGCCGGCCACACCGGAGGGGATGGCCGACGGTGCCCGTCATCTGTTGATCAGCCGCCGGCGTACTGCGCGGTCATGCGGATCTGCTCGGTCTCCGGGTTGAAGGCCCGGGTCTGGACCTCTTCCTTGCGGGTGCCGCCGTAGTACGACGGCATGTCGACCGTCTCGAACGCGGCCATCCCCATACGCAGGCCGGTGTAGAACGCCTCCTGGGCAACAGCCACAGAAGTCGGGTCGTCCTTGTCCCAGGGGACCGAACGAACATTGCCCTGGTAGAGGATGCCGGTCACCTTCGGCTTGACCTCTTCCACAGGCCTCTCGAGAACATCAGCTGACATTGCGATTGCTCCCTTCATGGTGGGGTGCGGGTCACCCCCCAAACACCCAGGTCCTGATCCCCCAACCGGGACCTGGGTGATGGGCAACGACCCGAAGGTGTTGCGCCCCGTTTAACGCCAACGGGGGGCTTTGGACACTGCCTAGAGGCAGCGGGGGCAGTCCGGACGGGAGGTCCGGTGCTCCATGCAGGCGTCCGACTCGCGCGCCATGCGCTCGGCGGCCCGCCTGTTCAGCAGGTCCTGCTCCTCAATCAGCAGGGCGCGGTAGAGATGCCGCTGGGCCTCGATGGCCATACCGCGGCTCTCCGCCTGTACCGCTCGGTCAAGCTCCTCCTGGACTGAAGTCCAGCCGTAGAAGCGCAAGGTGGTTCCTCTCATGGTTGATGGATGAAAACACGAACCCCTGGCACGGTTGCCAGGGGGTCTTGATCTATGCGATCTATCTGCTGGTGACGAACCAGGTCAGCAACAGGATGCTGATGATCAGGACGATCGTCCTGAGCACTGCGCCGGTCTTGCTGCCCCAGAACCCGGGGCCCATCAGGGCAGCTGCTTACCCCGGATCGCGGAGATCCGGTGGTAGTGGGTCAGCAACGTCTTCTTGCTGCTGGCCTGACCGTGCATGGCTCGATTGACTGCCGGATTCGCTCGTTCCCCCAACCGCTTCCCGGCCCGCGCGCAACCGGCACGAGTCCGTGCATAGCAGACCTTGGCAGCCAGCAGCCTGTCCAGTTTCGGCTTCCCACCGCCCTGGATCAGGAAGCCGGCGTCCACGAACCGCTCCAGGGCTTCGATGTGCGCCAGCTTCATGACCAGCTCAGAATCTGGATGTAACCGCAGTCCAGCCGGCGGAGCACACCCTGCATCTCCGCCACCTTGTCCAGGACCTGTTCCTCGGTGATCTCCAGAGCACGGCAGATCGCGTCGAACTTCTCCCGGCTGGGGTACTTCCCACCGCTCTCGATGTTGAGGATCGAGGTACGGCTCAGACCCACCCGCTGGCCCAGCTGGGTCTGGCTGAGACCGTGCCGGCTCCGGATGTCTCGGAGGGCTCGGCCCAACCACAGCTTGCTCACCTGCTCCCCATTCAGGTACAGGAACAGGGCGGTCCCGCGGCCCATCAGCTATTCCTCGCGCCGGCGACCAGGCAGGTGATGACGAAGCCGACGAAGAGCATGGCCAGCGCCCATCCGGGCAAGAAGATGACCATCGCCCAGAGCACCGCGCCGATGGCCATGACGATGGCCACCAGACCCAGGCACGCCAGGTTGTTGGCGTGGTTCTCCTGCGGGGTCATGTCGTCGAACTTGACCCACTTCTTGCGGGGTTGCTTGACGATCCGAACCGGAACCGGCTCTTGATTCTGCTGGTAGTCGTACATGTGATTCCTTTCATGGTCATGACATGCGAAAAGCCCCGCCAGAACTGTGTCTGACGGGGCTTGCCGACCGGGGGATCTCCCCCGGGTTTTGGGTATGCAGCAGCTGCAACACCTCTATATTAGCACAAAACAGCCACTATATGCAATAAGAAACACCACTATCCGCGCCCGCGCAGCACCACCGAGGTCATGGCCGGCAGCACGTCGCACAGGACATGGACGCCGCCACCGAAGAACCCCTCCCGGCTCAGCTCGGGAGCCGTCGGGGTGGCCACCCAGACGTGGAATCCACGGTGGTCCCTGCCCTGGTAGAGGAGCTCCACGGGCTCCTCATGGCCGTCCGGGTACCTGATCCGGACGTTCTGCGGTGGCTCTGGCATGTCCTCGAGCTCTTGTGCCTCCCGTCGGCGTTCCCGCCACGTCAGGAACCGTGGCAGGAGCCAGGAGGCGAGAAACAGCAGGACGGCCAGGCCGAACAGCATCTTGGCGAGGATCACCGTGGCTCCCTTCCCCGGCGCACCCAGGACTTCCCGCACGAGCAGTTGATCAGGGTGCGCTTGGGTAGCCGGCCACCATGCACGAACACCGGCGGGAAGTCGGTGAACTTCTGCCGGTGCCTGAGCAGCTTGTGCATCCAGATCACCCCTTCTCCCTTCGCTGTAGGGCATCTCCGACCTCACTCCCGACCTTGAACGCCAGCTCCGGCGGGACCTCCCAGCCCCTCGCCTGGGCTTCTCGGAAGTCCGGGTAGCTGATCTCCCAGAGGTTGACCACATGCGAGGAGCCGTACTCCCCGTTCGGGACCACCTCGGAGAACCACTGCCCGTAGCGGTAGCCACGCTCGTGCATGTCGCGCAGGTGCTGCAGCTCGTACTGGCCTTCCTCGTCGAGCTCAGCCTCGTCGAACTGCTCGACCTCCAGGAACTGAGCCTCGGTGAAGATCTTCCCGAAGATCCACAGCCCGTCGACCACTCGGAGCACGTAGGTGCCCCAGCCGATCGCCCACTGCTCGTCCAGGGTGTGCGCAATCGCCTCGGCCTCCTGCTGGGCCATGAACTGGAAGAACTCCTCGGGGTTGTTGACCTCGAAGATCCTCGGATCAGGTGGGTCAGCCACTGGCTTCCTCCCACTTCTGTCGCGCCTTGGCAATCTCAGCCTCCATGTCCGGCCACCAGCCACGGATCACCTCGGCGGGTGGATGGCCCTGGCCACCGCCCACGCAGGAGCCCTCGTGGTCCAGGGGCAGTGAGCAGTCGTCCAGGTGAAGCCCGTACGTCTCGTTTGCGGGCCTCATGGAGTGATCTGGACCCAGGCACCAGCCACACTGTGCAAGGTCCTCATTCGGGCCCTCTGGGCCCCTGTGGGGCCATCGTGGGCACACCCTCTCCCACAACGGCATGCCGGCCTCGTCCGTGGCCTCGCTGAACTGCAGCATCGGCACCGGATCGTCGCCGGCGTGAGCGCCGAACATCTGCCAGCCCTCAGGTGGTGCTTCGGTCATCGTTCACCTCCAGCTGTACATCGGCCAGCTGCGCGTGCAGCCAGCAGATCTCATCGACCAGCGCGACGATGGTCAGCGCCAGTCCTCGCTCGGTGGAGGTCATGTAGTCCTCCTCCGCGATGTCCACCGCGAACCCGCGGATGGTGCGCAGGTTGGTGGGCTTGTCATTGACGATGAACTGCTTGTCCATCCACGGCTGAGGTGGCTCGATCGGGATGACGGTCACCTTCTCGCGCTTCCGGAATCTCATGATTCACGCACCGGCTCGTCGACAGCCAGCACCAGATGCGGGTCATTGAGTACCCGACGGATTGCCTGGAGCACCCGGCTCATCACCTGGTCGATGTGCTCGACGCAGGCCTTCTCGCCGTTCACCGAGACCACTGCTGGCTCCTCACAGAGCTCACAGGTGCCGAGATCCATCATATGTATCTCCTTTCATGATCTGGACATGCAAAGACCCCAGTGTCAGGAGGGTTGGATCCTCCCCGACACTGGGGTCAGCGTGCAGGCATGCGAGTACTGCACACGCATCTATTATAGCAAAAACACTACAACAAGCACAAGGGCCGAACCCCGATGGGGCCGGCCTGTTCGGTAGGTTAGGTGCCTCTCAGAAGAGGACTTATCCCAGTGACTACGAGAGATCTGTGATGACCTCATGAGACCGGTGAACCTTCACCCCGGGCCGCTTCGGTCACTACCTAGAGCCCGGGAGGGCAGCCACTCTGAGGTGGCCTTCGATCTCATGACATAAGTATCCCATACACGACACTACATGTCAAGGGATCAGGACGAGCCGGGACCGGCCTCCCAGTGCCGGCCCGCGCTGGTGCCAGGGCCGGGCTCCCACTGCTGGTCGAAGGGCGCAGCCTTGGTGGCCGCGGTGGTCGCACCGATCCCGAACCAGGCCTTGGCCGCACCATCGGTGAGCCGGTAGTTGTTCGTGGTGGCCGAGACCTGGGAGGACCACCAGGACGCCCGCTGGGTGTTCTTCAGCGCCCAGGCACGGGCCTGCGTGGCCCAGGCAGTCTGCTTGGCCGCATCGTTGATGGGAGACGCCATCTCCCCGATCAGCACCGGCAGGCCCAGGGACTTGGCGTAGGTCGGGATCGGGTCCATCCGGGGCGAGCATGCCTCGTACTTGTCGCTGTAGCAGTCCACGCCCCAGAAGGTGTAGAGGCTGACATCGGCCTCGTTCTGGGCCCAGATCTCGGGCCACAGCCCCCACTTGCCGTTGTAGACCATCCCGTTGTGGATCGGGCCGAACTGCATCCCGTGGGCCTTGGCCACATCCGCGACCTGCTTCGAGCCGGCCTTGTAGTTGGCCAGGGTCAGCGACCCGTCCTTCAGGTTGCCGTCGTGCTCGTGGTAGTAGGTCAGGTACACGTCCGCGGGCTTCACGTCCTTGGGGATGGAGTCCAGGAACCTGTTCATGTTCGTGATCGAGGCGGCCCCGAACGCGGTGGCGCTGGTGCCACCACCGTCCGGCTTGAAGGAGATCGAATAGGACCGGCAGCCATAGGTGTCGTGAGCCTGCACGAGCTGCTTCTCGCCGGTCCAGCTCTGCGCCGTCTTCATCTCACCGGGCTGGAAGAAGTGCCGATAGAAGTCGAACTTGGTGACCACCGCTGGCGGCTTCTCACCGGAGTGCACCGAGCAGCCCAGCAGCACCTGGGTCGGAACCGGCTCCGGTGGCTTCGGGTCCGGGATTGGGTCCGGGGTCGGTGGAGCGTCCGGGTGGCTGGTCTTGTAGGCCTCGTACTCGGCCTGCAGCTGGTCGTACTCCGCCTGGGAGGTGGCCAGGTCCTCGAGTGCCTGCTTGTGCTCGGCGTCAGCGGCATCGTTGGCGGTGCGGATGTCGTCGTAGTGCGTCATGGATGCGGGTCCTGTCTCGATACGGATGAGCAGAGGATGCCCGAGAGCCGCCAGACTCATAGCAAGGACACTCCGACGGCGCATACCTAAGATTAGGTATTCCTGGACACTAGTCCATAGACCACTTGCGCGTGTCAGCCCGCGTAGGGATAGGGCGGCTTCACCGGCTGGATCTGGGAGCCGTCCCACCAGCCCTTCAGCCTGGCGATCTGTTTGGTGCTGCCGTCCCACCAGTAGCCGATCGGAGCCGGCACAGTGCTCCACAACACCTCGATCTGCTCCCGGGACACCCGCGCATCCACGGTGAGCCGCTCCAGTACCTCCACCTGCTCACGGGAGACCCGGGCGTCGACGGTAAGGGCCTCCAGGACCTCGACCTGCTCACGGGAGACTCTGGCGTCGGTCATACCAGGTCAACCCCGGCCTCGATGCCGTTGACATCGGCCACCGTCCAGGGCGTGGTGGGTGCCGAGGGCTTGGTGAACAGGTAGGCCCCGTAGTAGGGCGCTGCGGTGGCTGAGAGCGCCTTGGCAGCCTGCGCGGTGATGGTCCCACCGCTCTCCTTGACTACCGTCTTAATCGACTGGGCTCCGGCGTCACTGGTGAGCGCGTAGACACCGATCCTGAGCCCGTACACGGCCGATGCGGTAGCCGCCAGGTCAGCGATCGGCATCAGCTCTCGTTGTCCGGAGGTGGAGCTGAAGATGTAGTCGGTGGTGTTCGGCGGCACCTCGTCCACCAGCGCGCCGGCGATAGTGCCGGTGGACTTCGTCCACTGGGTGGAGGAACCATTCACGGTGGCGCTGGGCAACAGCGTGGCCACCTTCAGATCCCCGAGGAAGTCGTTGTTGGTTCGACCCTGGGTGGAGGTGGCGTCCACACCGTCGCAGACCCACAGGTCGTCGTAGTAGGTGTCGTTGTTCGAGTCGCGGGACATCTGGATGGCCGTCACCGCACCGGTGACGGTGGAGGTGACACCAGAGAAGTTTAGGATCTCGACTCCGTCCTGTCGGACGATGCACGACCCAGCAGTGGAGGAGAGGGTGATCTTGACCTGGATGTAGTGCCACTCGTTGAAGGGCAGCGCGGCGGTTCCGGTAGCGGTGACCGCGACAGCCGAGTTGGCTCCGATCCGGAGCTCCCAGAGGTTGGTCGTGGCGTTGCAGGTGAGGAAGGCCTCGAAGGTGGCACCGCGCTGGAATCCGATGATGTGCTCGTTGGCGGAGACGCCGTGAGCACCATTGACCTGGAAGGCGAATCCGACGATGCAGGTAGTAGCCGACGAAGGCAGGTTGAGCTTGCGGGCCGCGAAGCCGGAGCCGGCGGCTCCGCTGAGCCGAGCACAGCCGTTGGTGGAGCCATCTCGACCGGCCGCAACACCGTTCCACGTGCCGACGATGGTGTCCCATTCGGGCTTGGGCGTGGTGGTCGCGTCCTGGAGACCATCGAAGAAGATCAGGGTCATCTCAGGCCTTCTCGTAGATCAGGGTGCCCACCGGAGTGCCAGACGGTGGTGTCGCACCAGCATTGATGAGCAGCACGCCCGGACCGACCAGGTTGTAGCTGACCACCACCTGAGCTCCGTTGCTGATGGCAGAGCCCTTCTCTGTCCACTGCAGCGGGATGGTGATGAAGGTGGTGTTGTCTGCCGGAGTGCCTACCACCGTGCCCTTGAGGTAGGCACCTGGGCTGGCGGTGGCGGAGACGAAGACCAGCGAGCCGAACACCAGGGACTTCAGGTAGAGCGACTGGTCCACGCCGGCGGCATCGGCCTTGGTCACCCAGAGCACCGAATCGAAGTTCAGGATGGTCTGGTTGGTCAGCGCGCTCTGCGCTGGCGGTGGCGGGAACGTAGTGGTGCTCCAGGTGTAGAGGAACGCCGAGCTCGAGTAGCCGGGAGCTCCAGGTGTACCGGCAGCGCCGGCTGCGCCCGGAGGACCAGCAGCACCTGGGAGCCCATCGGCTCCGTCTGCGCCGTCGGCCCCAGCGGGGCCAGGAGCTCCATCGGCACCGTCTGCTCCTGCAGCGCCATCGGCTCCTGGTGGACCTGCCGGTCCCATCAGACCGGCAGTACCGGGTACGCCGACGGTGAGGCTGGGCATGGGTGCGTCGATCACCACGCTGGGTGCTCCGACGGTGACGGTGACATCGGAGCCGGGACCGGAGACCTGGATGGGAGGAGCCACGTCCAGGTCCAGGACCAGCTGGATGTACTCAGACACGGGTCACATCCAACTCGGCGGAGAAGCTACCGGCGATCACGGTCCAGGGGTCGTTGGTGCCGTCGTCCAGCTGCATGTCCCAGACCCCTTTGAGGGTGGAGCTACTGCCCAGCCAGGTCCGGACATCATCTCCGGGCCAGCGGACATCGATCTTCCCAGTGGTCGCATCGGTGACGGTGCACACTGCATCGAGGATGTTGGCCTCGTCGGCTGCGGTATCCCGAGCCTGAGCGGTGATGGTGTAGCCGGTCAGATTCAGTGCAGAGCCACCCGATCTGACGGTGACCTGGAACAGGTTGCGGTCTCCAGCCCTGATGCCAGCTACGTCCACCACAGCAGGAGCCAGGTTGATCTGGACCATGTCCTCACGGTATCGACGGGCGCTCGTCACTACCGTGAGGTGAAGGGGGTCGTCATGTGGAAGAAGCTCTTCGACAGGCCAACCGGGGAGATCCTCATCATCCTGGTCGGGGTCACCGTCTGTGGCTACGTGGTCCTCCAGGGAATCATCATCCTGGCACTGGCCTTCTTCACCGACCGAGATCTGACTGAGGCCGCTCGGAACATCGCCGACATCATCAACACCCTGATCGGTCTCCTCGCCGGCTACCTGGCCGGTCGTACCGATGTGCTCACCAAGAAGGAGATCCAGGACCAGGCCAAGAAGGGGCCGGTTGATGAGCCCTAGAGCGGCAGCTGGATACGCATCGTCACTGGTGCTGACGGTGGTGGCGTTCGCCACCGTGGCTCCATACACCACCACCTTCGACTCGGCAGTGACCACCACTGGAACGCAGGCGAAGCCGACGAAGACCCCCGAGCCGACGGTGACGGTGACCGTGACCGGACCACCGGGACCGATAGGACCCGCTGGGCCTGAGGGCCCAGCCGGTCCAGCGGGTGCTGATGGAGCTGATGGTGTGGCTGGTCCAGCTGGCGCGACAGGTCTCACTGGAGCTGTCGGAGCTACCGGAGCTCGAGGAGCCACCGGCTCCGTCGGACCACGAGGACCCCAGGGCCCGAAGGGCCCCAAGGGGAAGCGGGGGAAGAGAGGGAAGCACGGCCATCGTGGCCATGTCGGTCCCATCGGTCCGGTGGGACCGCCAGGTCCCGTGTGTCCGAATGGCTTCCACTCCGATGTGGTCTCGCTGCATCAGCGTGAGCCCACCGATCGGAATCTCCTGGTGATGGTCTGTGTCCAGGACGGGCAGTAGCTAAGGGCTCCTCCGGAGCCGAGGAGCTTCGCGCTGTACATGGCCCCCTATATCCCCCGCGAGGGGCACCCTGTGCTTCGTGAAGGCACCCCAGAGCTGCCCCTCTGACGGCCCCACCGGTCGACTGCCGGTTCACATCTCGGCTTCACCCCGCCGCGGGGTTGCGCGTCCTCGATCCAGTTAGGACCGGTACGCGAAGGAAACTGTGGACTCTGATGGTCTTTAGTGGTCTACAGTTGTCACATCACGTACTGGCATACGTGACGCTATGACCCTCAGGGCAACCTGGTCAAGCGCGAGGGCCCCGGATCGTTCCCGGGGCCTTCTTCTTTGTGATGGGGTTCTCCTCGTGTGGAAGCGGCTAGCAGAGGCTGCGATGTTCGTCCTGTGCGTGTGTGTCCTGGCGGGGTTCCTGGTGCTGTTCTGCGCCACCTTGTTGGTGTTCCTGAGCACCGTGATCGACAAGGCCAGCCCGGGATGAAGATGACCCATGTAGACGGGTTCCGGACCGCCCCGAACAGGTGTACGGTCCGGAAGATGCCCACGGTCTGGGTGCGGGAATCGCCGAAGCACAGGAACCGGTTCCACCGCAGCCCAGACTGCCGGCAACTGCGGAAGTCGCCCGCTCGAGGCCCGGATCATGAGCTGATGGCCGTGGACCTGAACGAGATCGGCTACCGCCCGTGCCACACCTGCTACCCGGACGCTCCGCGCGTGAGGATCAGCAAGACCTACTGCGCCAAGTGCAACAGCAAGTACGCCTGCGGGCACAACGGCGGAGTGCTGATCGTGGACCGCGGTGGCCGGTACTTCTGGGTGTGGCCGGACACCAACCAGATGCCCTTCTACCGGACTCGGATCGGTTGACACGTCTGTAGTGCGTGCGCTTGTATGTGGTTGGCTGTATGTAGTGTGAAGGACGAGCACACCAAGGAGCCATGCCGTGCCAGCGCCATCCCCCGAAGCCCTGTTGATCTCTGCCCTGGTCAGCACCGGCTCGGTCGGTGAGGAGACCCAGTACGGGATCTCAGCCGCCGACTTCCTGGCCTACAAGGACCAGTACAACTGGATCACCAACTACGTCTCGACCTACGACGACCAGCCGTCGCCGGCCATCGTCAAGGTCAAGTTCCCCGACTTCCCACTGATCGAGCACACCCAGGTCCAGGCGGCCTGCGAGGCGGTGCACGATAGCGCCAACCGCAGGCGGATCACCGAGGCGATCAGCGAGGCCACCGACCACCTCCACCTCGGTGATGCCCAGGGTGCCTACCAGCGGCTGATGGATGCCTCGCCGAAGCGGGCGTTGAGCAGGCCGAAGAACCTGCTCACCGATGTCAACCATCTGGACCTGACCGATCGTGGCTACGCGATCGAGCTCCCCTACCCCACGCTGCAGCGGTACACCGGCGGGATCCGGGCAGGAAACCTGTGGTACGTGGCGGCTCGGCCGGGGCAGGGTAAGAGCGCTCACCTCGCATCATTCAGCAAGCGCGCCGTACTGGATGGGAACCGGGTTCTGTTCTACTCCCTCGAGATGTCCGAGGAGGAGGTCAGGGCCCGGTTCCACGCATCTCTGGCCACCCTGCTGGGCTACAGCGGGATCACCCTCAGCGCGCTGCGTGACCGCCGTGTGGACGAGGCGGTGTACCGGAAGTTCATCGGGGAGCTGAAGGAGCGCCTGGAGGCCTGTGGCGGCTTCCTGGACGTGCTCACGCCGGCGGACGGTCCGGTCTCCCCCAGCGTGGTAGCGGCGCGCTGTGGCGAGTACGACCTGACCACCATCGACTACATCGGGCTGATGCGCTCCGACGGCGGTGGGAGGGCCATCGACGACTGGCGGGAGATGGCCAAGATCTCCAACTCGCTGAAGGAGATCGTGCTGGCCAACAAGGGCGCACGGCTGCTCTGCGCGGCCCAGATCAACCGAGACGGCGAGACCGGCAGCGGCCCGCCCAAGGTGAAGAACCTGGCCCAGTCCGACGCGCTCGGACAGGACGGCGACGTGGTGCTGACCCTGCGCGCCAAGCCGCACGACGTGGCCACTGACTTCTCGTTGGAGAAGAACCGGCACGGGGTCAGCGGCGTGCGGTTCTTCACCACCTTCGACCCGGACCGCGGCACCTACACCGAGGTCTCGGCCGACCACGTCGAGGACCTGGTGATCAACGCCGAGGCCCTGGCGGATGCACCGGCGACCCCTCCAAAGCTGAGGGTGATCAAGAGTAAGGACGAGCTATGACTGCAGTGCTGCACGAGGTAGAACAGCCCACCGCCCACATCACCGCCAGCGAGCACTACACCTGGGTGTGCGTGCAGGAGAACTGCGACGGCGAGCACCACTACTGGCGCAGGCCTCTGTGAGGGCCCTGACCCTGGCCGAGGCGATCAGGTTCGGGCACGGGGTCGAGCGTCCGTTCCTGTGCCCGGAGCATGGGGACTCCCGGCCCAGCGCCTCGGTCAACATCATCAAGAAGGTCTGGTACTGCTACACCTGCCACGCGCACGGTGGGCTCGATGGTGAGGCGCTGCTGGCCGAGCCTGACTACCACCAGATGCGGCTGTGGGTGGACCGCAAGCTGGCCGAGGGCACGGTCTATCCGGAGTCCTGGCTGGCCCAGTACGACGCCGGCCCGGTGCACCCCTACTGGCTGCGACGGGTGGGTGAGGTGGCGGCCCGGCGGTTCCGACTCGGTTCGGACCCAGAAGCCGAGGCCGTCACCTACCCGCTGCGCGACCCCGCCGGCCAGGTGCTTGGGGTGGTACGCCGGTCGCTGAACAGTGGGGGACCGAAGTACCGCTACCCGGCAGGTATCGACGTGGGTCGGCTGCTGTTCAACTACAGCACCGACCAGCGGCGTGCGGTAGTCCTCGTCGAGGGTGCGCTGGACGCCATTGCGCTGTGGAACGTGGGCGTGGACGCCTTCGCCATCTACGGCTCTCGACTGTCGGTGGACCAGGTGAGACTGGTGGACAAGGTCGACCCGGAGTGGGTCTACACCGCCTACGACGCCGACAACGCCGGCTGGCAGGCGTTCCTGGACACGCGACGGGCCTTCAGGCACCGGCGGGTGGGGCGGCTCACCTGGCCCAAGGCCTGGGGTGGAGACATCGACGAGATCGGAGAGACACGCCGCAGGAAAGTAGTAGATGGGCTGGTATCAGCCGGCCTTGCATGTATAGGGTGAAGCCATGCCTCAGGACCACGAGTACCCGTCGGGCCACAAGAACCCGACGGCCAAGCAGCTGAAGGTGCTGGCCGCACTGCGGGACGCGCGGTTCGAGGGGCTGACTGCACGCGAGTTCGCGAAGATCATGAACCCGGGTGATGAGTCTGCGGTGAACGGCTGGGGCGGGTGCTTCACCGTGCTGCAGCAGGAGCGGCCACCCCGCGTCGAGTACCTGGCCGAGCGTCGTGACAACCACCATGTCGCGGTGCTGCCCGAGTTCGTCGGCGACCGGAAGACCTGGCCGGGCTACCGGCACAAGGGCTACCTCGGACCCGGGATGGTCATCGTCAGGGAAGTGCACTGCGCGACCTGTACATGTAAGGAGAAGTGATGGACGACCCCCTGGTGGTCGAGTACCTGCAGGCCAAGATCCGCATGGAGAACGCCCAGGCGGACTTCGAGGTGCTGCGGGACCGGCTGATCAAGCAGATGGAGGCTGAGCAGCGGAAGTACTTCCGGTGGAACGAGGACGGCTTCGTGCACAAGCTCACCTTCGTCCAGCAGCACACCACGCACATCGACGAGCCGGGGCTGCGCAAGGCCCTGACCGCCAAGGTCTTCGACCGGTACACCAAGCGGGTGCTGGACCGGAAGGCGATGGAGCTGGCCATGGACAACGGCGAGGTGGACCCGATCACGGTGTCCCGCTACGTCAGCCAGGTCCCGAAGAAGCCGTTCCTGTCCTACACCGAGAAGGAGACCGAGTGAAGATCGTCGACGCCGGCGAGGTCAAGCGCCGGCCGAAGAAGGCTCCCGCCACCCGGATGATCGAGCAGATCCCCGAGGGGCTGTTCACCGCACGCCAGGTGGCGGAGAAGTTCGGCGTGAACATCGAGACCATCCGGCGACTGGGCCGGGCCAAGGACGCCAACGGCAAGCCGCGGTTCAAGGCACCCAGCAAGGCCGCCAAGAACGGCGAGCTGATCGTCTGGGTGTACACGCCGGAGGACGTGGAGGAGCTCGCCGAGTACTTCGGGGAGCGCCCCACCACGAGGAGAGGAAGGAAGAAGCGGTAGTGACACATCTGGCCATGAAAGGAACCGGAGCCTACGAGCTGTACGAGGGCGACACGATCCTGGTGGGCATCACCCACGAGGTGAACGTCGGTCGCGACAAGTCGTGGGTGAAGTACGAGGCCACCACCAAGGTGCGCCCAGAAGAGACCGCACAGGACGCCAGGACCAGGGCCGTGGGCCACGTCAATCGAAGCGTCGAAGAGGCCGTAGAAGTGCTGATCAGGAACAGGAGCAGGACATGACGTTCGGGAAGAGCAAGACCGAGGCGGATCAGGAGCCCAGTCGGGGCGGTGGAGGCGGAGACTTCATCCGCTACCTCAAGGACGACCCGGTGACCATGCGGATCCTCCAGGAGCAGTCGGAGTGGAAGTACTACTGGGAGCACTACGACCAGGGCAAGCAGGTCTCCTACCCGTGCCCACGCTCAGCCACCGACCCGATCGAGATGTGCCAGGGCTGCTCCTCGGACAACGAGCGGACCGCCAAGGTCAGCCGCAAGATCGCCTTCAACGCGCTCACCTCGTTCAACGGCGTCGAGTACGTCAACGTGTGGAAGGTCGGCCCGATGGTGGCCGACAAGCTCGAGAACCGGATCAAGCGGTGGGACACGATCACCGACCGCGACTACACCCTGAGCAGGTACAAGGGCTCGGGTGACCGCTGGGACTTCGACGTGGAGGGTGGCACCCCGGTCGCCATCGACCTGCACAAGGAGGAGTGGAAGGACATCGAGGCGCTGCTGCAGCAGGCCTGGGACGACGTGTGGGGTGAGGGCGGCTCGGTGCAGCGCGAGGAGGAAGTGTTCCGTCCCAGGGCGACCATCGCGCCGGCCGCGCAGTCGGAGGAGCCCCCTTTTGAGCCGAAGGTCTACCAGGAGACGGACCTGCGTGCCATGGACTACGAGCACCTGGTGATGGTGGTGAAGGAGCAGATGGGTGAGACCCCACCGAGCACCCTGACCACCACGAACCAGGTCGTCGACTGGTTGATGGATCTGCAGCGCTAGACCACCATGAGAGCGCAGGTGGGGCCCGTAACCCCAATCCCCCCAAGGCCGGGCCCCATCTGTTTCTTCCCCCAGGGAGAAGGTAGACGAGCCGATGTCCGCTCGTAGTGGTTTCCGGATTATTCCTGCGCCCAGATGGCGGATCGAGCCAGCGGCCAGCGGCTGGTGGTCACTGCACACGCACAGCCGCTACTCCTACAACGACGCACTGACGCACGTGGATGCGATGGTGGCCAAGGTCGCGGCTCTTGGACAGCAGGCCTTGGCCATCACCGATCACGGCAACATGGCCGCGTCAGTCGAGTTGTACCAGGCCTGCCGCAAGCACGGCATCGCCCCGTTCCCGGGCAGCGAGCTCTACTTCGTGCCCAGCACCGACCAGTACCGGGCGGACCGGGCGAACAAGCAGGTCAAGGCCACCATGTACCACCTGGGAGTGGTGGCGTACACGACCCAGGGCTACACGAACCTGGTCAACCTCTCCACCAGCACGCACCGCAACCACCACTGGAAGCCGCTCGCGGACTACCAGATGCTGGCGCAGTTGGCGGAGGACGGACGGACTGCAGGGCTGGCAGTCAGCACAGGGTGCTTCTACGGCTATCTGGCCCAGACCCTGCTGGTTGGTGGTGGGGAAGCCCCAGCCCTGCAGTTCCTCTACACGCTCTCGTCGTGGTTCCCGGACTCGGTCTACGTCGAGGTACAGAATCACTGCATCACCCACGACGACGGGACCACCGACGATGAACTCGCCGACGCGCTGGTCGGACTGGCGGACCAGGCTGGGCTCCCAGTGGTCATCACTCAGGACGCGCACTACCTGGAGAAGGAAGACCGACCTGACCACGACGGCCTCAAGCGCCTGGTCGCTTTCGGACCAGACCCTGACGACGCTGTTTTCCCCGGAGATGGGTTCCATGTGGCAGATGCCCAATGGATTGCGGACCATCACGGTCAACATCGGCTTGCGCGAGGAGTGGAGGGACTGGGTGATCTCCTCGGTCGACACACACTCGAGATCCCTGTCCTTGACTCTTACTCGTACGCGGTCCCCGAAGTCGTAGCCGACCCTCAGGCCGCGATGGCCTCCCGCTGCCAGGCTGCCCTGGAGGGGACATTCGCGCCTGCGAGCGCGCCTCCTCGGTACGCCAAGCAGCTGAGAGAGGAGTTGGAGGTCATCGCGGCGTCCGGGATGGCCGGGTACATGATGCTGGTCGCCCAGGTGACCGACTGGCTCACCAAGCGGGACATCATGTTCCAGACCCGCGGCAGCGCCGCCGGCTCGCTGGTGTGCTGGCTGCTGGGGATCAGCAATGTGGACCCGATCAAGTGGAACCTGAGGTTCGAGCGGTTCCTGTCCAAGGACCGCACCAAGCCCCCGGACATCGATCTAGATGTGGCCCATGACCGTCGTGATGAGCTGATGGAGATGCTGAACCTACGGTTCACAGCCCACCAGATCGGGTCATGGGCCACATACTCGCTGAACGACACCGAGGACGAGTTCGGCGAGACCCAGCGAGGCTCATTGCGGGTGCGGTACTTCACCGCGGCGCAGAAGAAGGACGAGGGAGCCACGTCGTGGGCAGAGGTGCCCGAGGCCGACAAGATCATGCTCGCCTCCCTCTCCGACCGGCACCTGTACAAGGGCATGGGCACCAATGCCGCTGGTGTCGTGCTGACCAGTACCCAGGCCGAGTTCGAGGCACTGGTGCCGATGGCCTGGATGGCACGTGGCAGCCATGGTGGTGGGTTCGTCACCCAGTACGGGAAGAACCAGATCGAGGCCCTCGGTCTGGTGAAGCTGGACGCCCTCGGGCTCAAGACGATGACTGTGCTCGACCGCACCATGCGATTGCTCGGACTGCCCACCAGCAGGCTAGCCGACATCGAGTACCACGATGCGCCCACCTATCAGCTGATCCGCTCCGGTCAGACCGACGGCATCTTCCAGCTCGAGGGCCGGGCCACCATGTGGGGGCTGCGGGACCTGAAGCCGACCACGATCAGGGACGTGATCGCGGCGATGGCGCTGTTCCGGCCGGCCACCATGAACACCGGCGCAACCCGGGCGTTCATCGCCAGGAAGCACAACCGGGCCGGGCTGCCGATGCGACACCCGCTGATCATGAAGGTCACCAAGGACACCAACGGGATCATGCTGTACCAGGAGCAGGTGATCGACCTACTCCGTGGTCTGGGCATGGATGCGGAGAACCTGACCACCTTCCTGAAGGCGGTGAAGGCCTCCAACAAGGACATCGGCGACGCCGGTGAGGTCATCGAGTCCTACCAGCGCTGGATCACCGGGCGATGCAGGGACGAGGGCATGACCGATGAGGACCAGCGTTACCTCCACGACGCTATTGCCGGTTTCGCGGAGTACGGATTCAACCGTGCTCACGCCACGGTGTACGGGATCACGGCCTACCGTGTCGCGTACCTGGCAGCCCGTCATCCACTGGAGTTCCACACTGCACTGCTTGGTGTGGCCAGTGAGGGGGACGCCAAGAAGGAGAATCGCTACCTCCGTGCGACGCGCCGTCGTGAGATTCGGGTGCTGGCTCCTGAGATCAACGCCTCTGGGGCGACCTACACGGTCGACGGGTCGCGGGGAGCGATACGACGTGGCCTACAGAGCATTGATGGGGTCGGCTTCATCACCGCGCACCGACTCGAGGACCTCCAGCCCTTCGCTGACCTGGACGATCTGGTCCAGCGAGCAGGAGAGCAGTCCGTCTCCGGATTCAAGGAGTACGACGGCAGCCCCGAGTCCCTCACCGGGATCCTCGGCAAGCTCTACACCTCAGGCGCACTGAACCGGCTCACGATCAGGAGGATTCATGCATAGGTGCGAAGCACTGGTGGCCACCAACGGCAGGTACGTGCCGTGTGGAGCCCCGGACGCCCAGCTACACCACAAGGTGACCAGGGCCCGGGGTGGTCTCATTCTAGACAGGGCAGGTGAGACATATCATCAGCTCTGGCTGTGTGGCGAGCACCATCGAGTGGCCCACGACAAGCCGGCGTTCGACAACGGGCTGCTGATCCGTGGCTTCGTGAAGACCGGCTACCGCGGTGAGGTGATCTACTCCGGGCCCGATGAGTACCTGAGTGAGAAGTACCCGCGCTCATGAGGTTCGCCGAGACCATCAAGCTCGCTGACCCTGAGCTGGTGGTCTCGCGCCGGCACGAGGAGTGGTTGGCTCTCAGTGACCATCCGGTGTACAGCCATGAGGCGCTGGCGTTCGCCCAGCGGCAACTGCATGCCAAGGACAGGCTGCGGCAGGGGACGGTCAGTGCGAGCTCCCTGGGCTCATGTGCTCGAGCCCAGCAGTTCATCTTCCTGGGGATGCCCAAGCTGCAGCCTGAGGTGCAGAGCCTGGCCCGGATGCTCAACGGCTCGTTCATGCACCTGCGCTGGCAGATGGGCGGGATCAGTGCTGGCTGGCTGCACGCGGTGGAAGTACCGGTGGGCACAAACCCGTTGCGCCTCAGCGGAACCATGGATGGGATTGTCTATGATGGATCAGTACTTGAGCTGAAGAGCATCAACAGGAACGGCTTCGGCCGAGTACAGACCTTCGGCCCGCTGGTGGGCCACCTGTTCCAGATGGCCACCTACATGCTGTGCACCAAGCGGACCAAGGGTGTGTTCATCTACGAGTGCAAGGACACCCAGGAGTACAAGGAGATCGTGGTCAACCGTGACGACCTGCCGATGAGCGAGGCGGAGCGGAAGGCAGTGGCGCTGTGGGATTCGATCGAGAAGAAGGTGCTCTACGAGCCACTGGACAAGTGCATCGATCGCCAGGGCTACATCTACAACTCCTGCCCGTTCCGGGACCGGTGTCTGCAGATCTACACATGGGAGGAAGCACGTGTGGGACTACGTTGAGGAGCAGGCGCTGAAGTACACCTGCAGCTACTGCCTGGCACCGCCGGGGATCTGGTGCCGCACCTATCGAGGAGCCGTGGCCACTGCCCTGCACAACGGTCGAGTGGATCCGCTGCGGCTGGCCTGGCTGCATGGCTGGGGCGAGGGCATGAAGGAAGCCAACGCTAGGGACGAGCGGATGAAGGCCAGCGCCTGAAGTGGGCGGGATGAAGATCATTCCCGATGGTCAGGTGGCAGCACCCGACGCGACTCAGCGCGCCTTCGGCAGAAGGCTCACCGATGTGGAGACACTCGAGGGACTGCCGAGTGTGGAGGAGCTGCACGATGAGCTACTGGGCTACGCCAACGTGATCCTGGGCCGGGCGGACCCGCCGGCTGAGATCAATGGTTTCTACCTGGACCTGATGGAGGTGGCCGCGGCCTACTACGCGCGGGCCAAGGAGATCGACATGCTGATCCATTGGGAGGAGCAGAACCGGCGGGTGATCAGAGGATCCTCGTACTACAAGTTCCGGACCGGTCAGCTGAGATCATTCATCGAGATGGCCAAGATGATGGCGGATCTGGGGTCAAGGCGGCTCTCACAGGAACGATTGCTGTCAGAACAGCGCTACGACGCAGGGAACGGTGACTGATGAGCGTTGCGGTAGAGGAGAGGATGCTGACCAGGGATGACCTGGTCGCAGCGATGAGAGCGCGCAAGGTGGCTCATGCCCGGTACATGGAGATGCTCCGGCAGGCGCGGGATGAGGGCTGGACCAACTCCCAGATCGCGAGGGCGGTGGGGGTGAGTGAGGCCGCCATCCGGCTGTACTGGAAGCGTCACCCATCCCTGGACATCTAGCCGATGTAACGACGTTCATACTAGATCTGGAGTGATTCAAGATTAGGATCAGACACGTTCACAGCAGCTCCCTCTACAGCGCCAGTGCCAAGTCCCTGGAGCGGCAGGTGGATGGCTACATCGATGACGACGGGCCCAAGGCGACCATCCTGACCTTCACCGAGGTGGGCTCCAAGGAGCGGGAGGATGTGCTGCGCAAGGCCAGCCCCACCGAGTACGGCTCCTGGCAGCCTGATATCACCGATGTCGCGATCATGTGGTCCAAGGACCAGTTCGAGCCGGGAGCCAGGGAGGCCCACAAGCTCACCGAGCTCATCTGGACCGATGGCCATGGACGCAAGCACCAGACCTACGCAGGCAGCATGCTGCTGACCCACAAGGGCGGGCAGAAGCTCTGGGTCAGCGTGTGCCACACCCCCAGCCATGTGCAGAACGGCTCCCGGTACTACGACAACGCCCAGGCCCGTGCCTGGAAGGACGCGATGGACAACTGGGGGAAGTACACCGAGCTGCAGCGGAAGAAGTACCGGCCGGCCCTGACCATGGTGGTGGCTGATTGGAATGTGGACTTCCACATGCCGATCTGGAAGGGGCGGGTACAGAACTTCTTCCCCAGGCTCAAGCTGAACTGGGCTGGGCACATGCCCGAGGGCGGGACACATGGGAAGCGGCTGATCGATGGCACGATGGCCAACATCAGGGCCAAGAACGCCTTCCTGCTCAAGGACGACGCCTCCAGTGACCATCGGCCGTTCGGCAGCGTGTACGTCAAGGCCAAGGAGACCGCGAAGAAGTAGGCCTAGTGTCATACGTATGACAAAGACCATGGTCTCCGTAAGACTTAGGCTGACTCCATGGCACAGCCCCAGTTCGTGCACATCCACTGCTCCTCCAGGTTCGACCGCTCGCCGGCCTCGCTGGAGGCGGACCTGGATGACTGGATGGGGCAGAGCTCGCTGATCACCCTGACCGAGATCAGCAACGACCAGCGGGCCGGGCGGATGCGGGAGAAGGGCTGGGCCTACTTCAACGCCAAGAAGTCCGATGGCCAGGACGAGTGCGGGATCGCCTGGAGAGCAGACACCTGGACCAGGGGCGCAGCAGGAACCTGCAAGCTCAACAACGCCAAGTACTACCGGCTGGATGGCAGGGTGGCTGACCCGGTGGTCACGGCCATGGTGGTGCTGAAGAGAGTCCAGACCGGTCATCGGGTGCTGGTCACGGTCACCCACATGCCCGCCCATGTGGAGGGGTTCGGCGGCTGGAGGACCACCGAGTACAAGTGGCAGGCGAGGAAGAACGCCTACCTGTCCTCCCTGCAGAACTGGTCGGTCTACATCGCTGCCCAGACCACCAAGCACAAGCCGGACATGGTGCTGACCATCGCGGACTGGAACCTGAACCTGAAGCAGGACTGGGTGCGGGACCTGCTGAAGAACAACTTCCCCCAGTTCAAGCAGGCCTGGAAGCGCTTCCCTACCACGGGCGGGAGCCTGAGTGGAGGACCGGTCGCACCACTGGGTGCGCCTGGAGTGGACTACGCGGACCGGATCATCGACGGCACGCTGCGCCGGGGAGCGAAGATCTGGATCGAGCCCAACCTGATGGCTGCGGTGAGGAGCTCGGACCACCGGCCCTACAAGGAGGGCTTCGAGTTCACCACCGTGGCCGGGAAGCCGATCACCGAGGTCGAGGAAGAGGAGCCGGCCCAGGGCAACACCTACCACGGAGAGGCCTGGTGGGGATTCGGGGACTACCGCACCGACGAGATCTACGCGGTCAACGCGGTCACGGGTACCGCTGGTGGGGAGGTGTTGTGATGAGCACAGAGACGTATCACCTGCTGACCTTCATCGGGGTCATCATCATCATCGTGCTGCAGCTGGCGATCTACTTCCGGCCGCGCCGATGAGCCCGCTCGTGGTAGCAGTCATCATCATCGTGGTCCTGGCCTTGGCCTTTGCCTTCGTCAGGTGGCATAGATGAGCGTGGTCGGCATCGACCTGGGCGTGCACAAGATCGCCTGTGTCTGCATCACCGAGGGTGAGCGGACCGCGGATGCCTACCACGTGGGACCGGGGCCCAGGGACATCCAGCTGCTCGAGCTGGGTGCCTTCGCTCATGACTTCTGCATCCTGCACGGAGCCGACTCAGCGTGGGTCGAGGAGGTGATCATCGGCAACAACAGGAAGTACTCCATAGGCCTGGCCGAGACGAAGGGTGCCGTGCTCTCGGACCTCGGCCAGGTCCGGCTCCACAACGGCTTGGACACCCGCACCGTGGACAACAAGCACTGGAAGAAGGAGCTGCTGGGCAACGGCAACGCCTCCAAGGACGACATACGGAACTACATCACTGACGTTCATCCTGTGTACGCTCCGCTGTGTGGGGATGACCAGGACCTCTACGACGCCACCTGCATCGCCCTCTACGGACTCCGGATCCTGGATCGAGCCGCCCGTATCCAGCTACAGCCTGGACGACTGGCTGGCGAGGACGAACCAGATCCCACCTGAGGTTGACTCCGAACGCTGGGTCTCCTACTCCATCGACGACCTCTACCCCGAATGGCAGCTCCGCGCTCACTGTCGAGGGGTAGGGGTCGCCTACTACTTCGGGGACGACGCCGAGCAGCCCACGATGAGCATCAAGGCGGTACGCCGGGCCTCGAAGCTGTGCGAGGTGTGCCCGGTCTGGGAGGACTGCCTGCGCTGGGCACTGGAGGTTCGTGAGGAGTACGGGGTCTGGGCCGGCACCTCTGGACGAGTGCGCCGGCGGATCTTCAAGATGGTGGACAATGGCGTGACCACGGTGGATGAGGTGGTGAAGAAGTTCCGTGACGGACAAGGTGACACCTATCGACTCCCCGAAGCGGGGCAGAGGCAAGAGCGTGGTACGTGCGTCGAGCTCCGACAAGGAGCGGATGAGCAAGGCGGTCCAGGCCTACGAGTTGCTGCTCGGCGGGAAGTCGCACTCTGAGATCGCCGACCTGCTGAACATCCAGTACTCCGACGATGTCTGGCGGATGCTTACCGAGCGGTTCAAGCAGGATGCCGCGCACCTGACCGACCAGGAGCGCAAGGACCTGCGGGCCCTGGAGAACCTGCGGCTCAACGCCCTGCAGGCCGCGGTCTGGCCGGCCGCGATGATGGGCGACCCCAAGAGCGTGGACTCCGCGGTGCGGATCGTGATGGCCAGGGCCAAGATCAACGGCCTGGAGGCTGTCGACCCGGTGGTCCAGAAGAACCTGGTGCTGGTGGTCGGGGAGGCCGAGGACGACTACATCGCCGCGCTTCGGGCTGCCTCGACGGACCAAGGATCATGAAGACATGAGGAGCGCATTCGGGGTGGTGCACGAGCTCTCCAAGTCCATCAACCCCAAGAACCTGGCCGCCCTGCAGCGGGCCGCCACTGCGCCCAAAGTCTTCGCCCGTGGTGAGCAGCACCGCAACCTGCCCACCAACTGGGCTCGAGGGAAGCTGCGCAGCCGGGATGCCGGCCACGACCTGTCCCGTCGTGGTGGGCTGCAGCGCACCGGGATGCCGATCGAGGAGATCCGCCGGGTCAACCCGCTGATGTCGGAGGGCAGCAGGGGTCGCATGCAAGCCAAGGCCGCGGAGTACATGGCGACGGCCCCGAGGAAGAGGAACCTGCCATGAGCGCTGCCTACGTCCCGATGGACATCGACCAGGGCGAGGACTGGACCTCCAACGTCATCTTCACCGACGACATGGACCAGCCGCAGAACGTGATCGCCCCGTGCCGGCTGGACATCAAGAGCGCCACCGGTGCGATCCAGCTGTCCCTGTCCACTCCAGACGATCCACCTCCCGATGGTGAGATCCCGGAGATCACGCTGAGCTCGGACATCGGGCTGATCCAGCTGCACATCGAGGACTCGGTGACCAGCAACCTGGTGCCCGGGGTCTACAAGTACGACCTGTTCGTGACCGTGAACGACGGGGATGAGTACATCGGCAACCAGGTGCAGCGGCTGATCAAGGGCGAGTGCACGGTGAACCAGAGGGTGACGGTGCTGTAATGGCGAACGTAGTCAGGTTGGTCAACGGTGGCACCATCCAGGTGCGCACCGGCGTGCTGCAGGGCATCGGCCCGATCGGTCCACGTGGAGTGGCCGGACCACAGGGTGTGCAGGGCGAGCAGGGTCCACAGGGCGAGCAGGGGCCGATCGGTCAGATCCTGCAGAAGCAGGGCCGGACCAGCGTGGGCGTCAACATCCCGCTGGCCGCGAACACCGACACCCTGATCAGCTTCGGCTCGGTGGCCTACGACGACCTGAGCTGCTTCACCTCGGTCTCGAACATCACCTTCGCCGAGGCCGGCGACTACCTGCTGAGCACCTGGCTGCGGTTCGACGATGCGGCTTCCACGGCCCGGGAGATCTGGTACATGGTGGGCTCCACGATGATCGCCCGGTGCTCGAGGATGGCGGGTGCTGGAGCGCCGTTCTACGTGGACCTGGTCTTCCCCTACCGGGCGGCTGCGGGTGAGGTGGCCAACGTGTACGCCAAGTCCGGCACCGCCACCTCGATCAGCCTGGGCAACCTGTGTGTGACCCGCACCGGCTCTGGTCCGATCGGCCCGCAGGGCCCTCCCGGCATCCAGGGCGCTCAGGGCATCCAGGGTCCGCAGGGCATCCAGGGCAACGACGGCGACGCCAACTCCGGCTTCACGACCTACGCGGAGATGCTCCCGCACTGATCCGATCCACCACTAGCATCGGCCCATGGTCTACGACCAAGCACAGAGTGCTCGGCTTGGTCAGCGAGTCCCGATCGAGAACACCTTCGTCCAGTCCTACGACGTAGACCCCGTCAACGACGTACCAGATCTGCTCGAGGCTGCCTGGCCGGGGATGCTGATCCACCGCGCCGACCTGGGCATCCTGATGATCTACAACGCCAAGAGTGGCGCGTGGGAGGCCATCGGCAGCGGACCAGGTGGGGTCAGCGTCTACGTCAGCGACGAGATGCCCACCGGTGGGACGTACAACGAGGGCGACCAGTGGTACGACTCCAACGACGGGATGAAGGCCTACGTCTGGAACGGCACGGCCTGGGTGCAGCCCGGTGGTGGCTTCACCGGCGTGCACATCTTCCGGCAGCCCAGCATCCCGACCTCCACCGGGACCGGGGACATCTGGTACGACAGCGACGACGGGGACAAGGAGTACCGGGCCGAGGCGACCGGGATCAGCTTCATCGGCAACCCCGGTGACGGTGGCTGGACCCGGATCCGGGACACCACCGCCCAGGACACCGCGGACACCAAGATCCAGTCCTACTACGCGCCCGGCTTCGACCCCGCGGATACCGGTGACCCGAAGACCTTGATCCCGATCCCTGGGGTCACCATCGGGGACATCTGGTACCAGACCGACGACAACAACCGGCCCTGGTTCTACACCGGCGACCCCTCGGCAGCGAATGGCGGCTGGGTGGACGCCAGCGACCCCAATGCCCTGGCCGCGCTGACCCTGTCCAACCAGAACTACCAGGTGCTCAACCCGATGCAGGACTACCTGGGCACCGCGTTGGGTCTGGCCTACTCGGCGGAGAACAGCTCGGACACCGCCGATGGCCGGGTCTCGATGAGTGACTACCGCCCTGGTCCGGACGACCTGCAGTACCTGGCCCTGAAGTACTCGGTGAACATGACCCCGGGCCCGGACCTGGGTGCGATCACCACCACCGAGGAGCTGGTGCCGCGGGTGAACGGCTCGATCTGGTTCGTGCGGACCAGGGTGCGCACCAACCTGTGCACCAACCCCAGCTTCGAGACCAACGAGAACTTCTGGACCGCCACCCTGTGCACCAAGGCCAGGGTGGCTGCGGACCATGTGCCGGCCGGGGAGTGGACGCTGGAGGTGACCAACTCCGCCACCGTCGGGGATCACCTGGTCACCTGGGGCCAGGCTGCTCCCGCGCCGGCGTTGGAGAACCAGGTGTGGACGGCCTCGATCTACACCGAGCTGATCTCCGGCACCGGGAACGACGTGCATCTGGACCTGGTGTTCGTGGACTCAGGTGGCAGCACCCTGCTGGTGGTGCCCTCCGACCCCTACGACCAGGTGCAGGACGCCTGGGACACTCAGCTGGCCGGCACCGCCCAGGAGCCGAGGGTGTTCGTGACCGGCACCGCGCCGGCGAGCACCACAGGCGTGTACGCGCGGATGGTGAGCCCGGCAGGGAACGAGAGCGCGGTCTGGCACATGGGCGCGCTGCTGCTCGAGCAGTACCCGAGCTACGGTCGCTACTTCGATGGGTCCCTGGATGATGGCTACTGGAACGGCACCGCGCACAACTCCACCTCGGGGCTGCACGGGGACAAGATCCAGGAGCTCTGGGAGCTGCGGGACAACGCCTGGTTCCGCAAGTACCTGGTGGACGAGACCATCGTCTCCCTGGATGCGGCGAAGCTGACCGGCGAGCTCGACGGTCGGATCATCGAGGACAACTCGCTGGCCCCGGACAAGCAGATGGCGGCCCAGGTGATCGCCAGCGCGAACTTGAGCTACGGGGACCTGGTGAACATCTGGAACAACTCCAATGTCCCGAACGTGCGCAAGGCCGATGCCTCGCTGCTGAGGGAGGCGCACGGCTACGTCCTGGAGACGGTCACCGCAGGACAGCCGGTCTACGTCTACCACCTGGGCTTCGTGCCCTACTCCACCGGAGCGAATCTGCCCACCGGCACCCAGTGGCTCTCGGCCACCACCCCAGGGCAGCTCACCAACAAGCCGCCGAGCGGAGCCGGCACCATCGTGCAGCGGGTCGGCGTGGTGCCGGCCAAGGAGATCTTCGACTTCCAGCCAGGGATCGCGGTCAGGATCATCTGATGGCCATCGAGTGGGGACCGTACGAGTCGAACAGCGGCCGTGGGATCAGGGTCGGCATCGAGGTCACCATCGGCTCGGTCTCCCATGGCTCGGACCATGTCGACTTCACCATCGACTACTACACCCAGAACTCCGGTGGCGGCTTCAACGGGCGCAACGACGCCGAGAGCCTGAACCTGTCCCTGGACTACGTGGGCACGATCAACTTCACCAACAACGAGGGTCTGGGCATCCAGAAGCGCGGCACCAGGACCGACACCCACAACTACTCCGACAACTCCTACGGCACCTCTCCGGGCACCAGGAGCTACAAGGCGCTGCTGCAGGGCGCGGACAACGGCGTCACCCCCGGGGTGACCACCACGATCACCATGCCGGCTCGGCCCTATGCGGCTCCCGCTCCGGTGTGGTTCCAGTCCGCGAACTACGTCAACGACTCCCAGATCCGGGTGCAGTGGCTCAACCAGAACACCTCCGGTGAGCCCTACAACGGCATCTACGTCTACTGGTCGTCCACCGGTGGGGGCGGCTGGCAGGGTCCGGCAGGAGTGGCTGGGCCGTACACCGCGGGGCAGATCAGCGCCTATGCACACTCGACCGCCGCGAACCAGCGCTGGGTGTACCTGATCCGGGCGGTGAACTCGGTCGGCCAGGCCGATGCCATCACGAATACCGAGTGGACCAGCCCCGGTATCCCCACCACGCCCACCCGCACCGTGGTGGGCACGGTGGACCAGAAGATCGACTGGACCAACACCTGCTCCTACCCCGAGTACCAGACCGAGGTGTGGCGCAGCCTGGACGGCACCTACACGCTGCTGGCCACCAAGGCCGCCGGCGTCACCACGCACACCGAGACCGGCACCGACCCGACCAAGAAGTACAAGTACAAGCTGCGGACCAAGAACACCCAGAACCTCAGTCAGTACTCGGCCTATACCGCGGAGACCACTGAGACCACCGGTGTCACCTCGGCCCCGGCAGCACCGACCGGGTTGACCCCGAACAGCGTCACCACGCTCTACGACCCGACCACGCCGATCATCTTCAGCTGGACCTACAACCCCACCGACGGCTATGCGCAGTCCAAGTACGAGATCCAGTACCGCGAGGTGGGTGCGGGCTCGTGGACCTCGCTGGGCCAGGTGAGCAGCACCAGCCAGCAGGCCACGGTGGCTGCGAACACCTTCATCTACTCCAAAAGTTACGAGTGGCAGGTCCGTACCTGGGGCGTGAGTGCCACCGCTGGGGCCTGGTCGGCCTCGGCCACCTTCAACACCCAGGACCCGGTGCCGGTCCGCTACCCGGTCTACCTGAACACCACCACCGGACAGCTCGAGGCGGACTCGACAGGAGCCGGGCCGGGCACCACACCGGGAGGGTTGATCCTGACCTTCGGCTCGGCAAGCACCACCTGGCTGGGTGTACACAACATGGGCCAGACTCCGGTTGATGTGACCCTGATGGACTCCGGCGGCAACGTGATCGGCGGGGACATCAGCTACCCGAGCACCAATCAGGTGCAGGCGAGCTTCCAGATCGCCGTCTCCGGCTCCATGCTGATCCAGAAGTGAGGACGAGATGAAGCACTACGAGCAGATCGACGCACAGAGGATCCCCATCAAGGGCTTCGTGCCCGAGGCTGGATCAGCGCCGAGCTCGCCGGTGGATGGCCAGATCTACTACGACACCACGGCCAAGAAGCTGTACGAGTACAACTCCACGGCCACTGCCTGGCAGGAGCTGATCCGGTCCACCGACTCTCGACTCACCGACTCCCGTACTCCGAGTGGCACCATCACCGGTGATCTGGCCGGCTCCACCTGGCCGGCTCTGAACCTGGCGGCGGGCTCGGTCTCCGGTGGTCCAGGCGGGGACATCGCGGACGGCACTATCACCATCGACGACATTGCTACAGCCCTGCAGGGCCCGGCGGCCGGGGTGTTCGGGCTGCGCAAGCTGATCGGTGGCACCGGCGCGCAGACCATGGCGCTGGCCAGCGACACCCGGCTGAACGAGCTCGCCCCTGCCAACGGCCAGGTGAGCATCAACAGCCAGCTGCTCACCAACGTGGCCAACGGGGTCGCCGCCACCGACGGGGTGAACAAGGGTCAGCTCGATGCCATCGCCCAGGGGTTGGATGCCAAGGCCTCGGTGCGGGTGGCCACCACCGCGAACATCACCCTGTCTGGCCTGCAGACCATCGACGCGGTGGTCACCACCGTGGCCGGAGACCGAGTGTTGGTCAAGGACCAGACCGCTGACGCCAACAACGGCATCTACATCGCGGCCTCCGGGGCCTGGACCCGGGCCACCGACATGGATAGCTGGGCCGAGGTGCCCAGCGCCTACACCTTCGTGGAGGAGGGCACCAGCAACGCCGGTTCCGGATGGGTCTGCGTTTCCAAGGTTGGCGGCACCTTGGGCACCACCACCATCCTGTGGCAGAAGTTCACCTCGGCGGCCTCGATCAGCGCCGGCAACGGCCTGGTTGGCACCACTACCTTCGACGTGAACCCGGACAACTCCACGATCGAGGTGGTCGCGGACCAGGTGCGGGTCAAGGACGCCGGGATCACCGCGGTCAAGCTGGCCTCCAACTCAGTGGTGCTGACTGCCTCGGCGGTCACCGGAATCCTGCCTACGGCCAACGGTGGTCTGGGGGTGAACCCGAACACCGCGGCCAACAGGCTGACCGCACGGAACAGCATCAACGCGATGGGCCGGTATTCCACCACGGTGCCGGCGCTGACAGCGAACGTCTGGTCCACCAACATCAACCATGCGCTGGGCGCGGCCAACAACGTGGTCTCCTTCTATGAGGCGAGCACCGGTGAGGGCTGTGAGCTGGACTGGAAGACCATCGACGGTGACAACATCCAGGTCCGCTCGGCCATAGCAGTGTCCGGCGGCACCCTGATCGTGGTGGTGGGCGCAGCCTGATGAAGCACTACGAACAGGTCGATCTGCAGAAGATCGCCATCAAGGGCCTGGTTCCCGAGTCAGCCGCTGCTGCACCTGGCAGCCCGGTGGACGGCCAGCTGTACTACAACACCACGGACAAGAAGACCTACCAGTACAACTCCTCCAGCACGCTCTGGGTGGCTCTGGGCAGTGGTAGCGGTGGCTCGGGGGAATGGAAGGACTCGGTCAAGGTCGCCACCACCGGACCACTCGGTGGCGGCATGGGTGCACCTGGTGGTTCGCAGACCATCGACGGCTACACGACCGGTACTGGGGATCGGGTGCTGGTCAAGGACCAGATCAACACCGCCTACAACGGCATCTACTCCACCAACACCGGCGGCACCTGGGGCCGAGCATCAGATGCGAACTCCTCATCGAACATCACCACGGATGCCCGGGTCATCGTCGAGCAGGGCGCGGTCAACCAGGGCACCACCTGGACGATGGCCTCGGTGGGGACCGTCACCCCGGACACCACCGCGCAGCTCTGGGTCAGGTTCGACGGTCCCGGTGAGGGCACCAACCTGATCACCAACGGTGACTTCGAGGCCGGCAACCCGCCGTCGAGCTGGGGCACCTTCTGGGGTGGCGGCACCCGGACCAACACCGCGGATACCAGCAGCAAGCTGTTCGGCACCCAATGCTGGTCCACCCAGCTCGCGGTCAGCAGCAGCCAGGTCCTGGAGTCCACCAAGATCACTGCCATCGGTGGTGGGGACGAGGTCGAGGTCTCGTTCTGGGCCCGGATTCTGACCAGCACTGGCACACCCACCTTCAGCGTGTGCCTCTACCAAGGCCCCTACCCGGGCGCACCAGGGTTCTTCGACAGCACCTCGACCCAGGTGGAGACCGAGGCGTTGCCGATCGGTGCTACCTGGAAGTTCTTCAGGCGCACCTTCACCGTCATCCAGGGCACCCAGGGTGCCGAGGTCTTCTTCCGGATGGGGACCGACGCCTCCAGCACGGTGACGTACCTGATCGACAACGTGACGGTGCGCAAGACCGGCACCTCGAACACCCAGCTCGACAATCCCAAGGTGCTGTTCTGGGACAAGCAGCCAGTGGACGTGGCTACCAGCGTTGATGTGACCACCGCCGGTGGTGCGCCCCAGGTGGTGGACGGGATCACTCTGGTCAAGGGCCACCGAGTGCTGGTTCGGGCTCAGATCAACCCGGTGCAGAACGGCATCTGGCTGGTGAACGATCCGGGCACAGGAAGCAACGGCACCTGGGTCCGGTCCATGGATGCGGACGGCATCCTCAAGCTGGCCGGGGCGATGGTCTCGGTGTTCAGCGGCACCGCCTACGGTGGCTCCACCTGGAAGTGCAGCAACAAGATCCAGGACACCCTGGGCACCACGCCGATCGTGTGGAACCCGGTGCTCACCGGTGCAACCGTCACCGCACCGGACTGGCGGCATAGTCAGCTGGGCTCGGACTTCGTGCTGGTGGCGGCCAACAACCTGATCCCGTTCCCGGTAGGAACTGGAGCCGGCAGCCTCGGCTACGACGGTGCTGGCCGGTTCGTGGTCGGCAGGGCCGGGTCGTACAAGGTCGTCGCCAACGTCACCATCTACAAGACCGCCGCTTCCGGCGGATGGCTGATCGGTTCGGTCATCCATCGCCGGGGCGGCTCGGTGGTCACCCAGCGGGACTCGGTGGTGACTGGTGCAGCGGTGGGCACCTTCACCCACACCACGATCACGCTGATCGTGGACGCGCAGGTCGGAGACACCTTCGAGGTGCAGTGCTCGCCCGAGGTGGCGAACCAGTCCAACGCCCAGGGTGGTCGGTGCCAGTTCAGTGCCAACATCATCGGCAACCCGATCATCGGTGCGTCTGAGGTACGTGGTGGGGTCGCAGTTGGTTCGATGAACTCTTCTACTGGCTGGGTTCTTCATACCGGAGCAGTGACGGCATTGGCGACCGATCCCCTAGTCGGTGGAATGACACTCGCCGCGAATGGGATGACTGTCCCAGTGGGGGGCTACTACTCGATCACCACCTCCTGTTCGTTCCAGACCGGTACCGGTGGGCAACTGGGTCGCAAGGGCGTCACCTTCGGAGTCAACGGCACGGTGAGTCCGCAGTACCAACCGGCCGAGTACGCCTACAACGGCGCTGGTGCGAAGACCACCAACTTCACGGCGTTGCTCAATGCCGGGGACACCATCAACCTGTTCCGCTACACCGACAACACGGCACTGTTCCCCGCTTCGACTGGTTCGATCAGCGCGGTACTGCTCTCCCCACAGTCCATCATCGGACAGGCAGACACTGGCTGGATCACGCCCACGCTGTTGAACTCGTGGACCAACTACGGCTCCGGCTGGAACACGGCCGGCTACCGGAAGATCGCCGGGATCGTCTACCTCAAGGGCCTGGTCACCGGAGGAACGCAGGGCACGGTCGTCTACAACCTGCCGGCGGGGTTCCGCCCTATCGGTGGCATGCACTTCGCCAACGTCACCAGCACCGCCGGTGCTGGCAGCGGCAACGTCAACGCCAATGGCGACATCCTCGCGCGTGGCACCACTGGCTACTGGTCCATGGACAACGTCTCGTTCCCGGCCGACAACTAGGAGAGCCATGAGCTATCTGACCCAGAGCAAGATCGCGGCCAACCAGGCCATGAACGAGCGGGTGATCCAGTGCGCGGTGGGCGAGCAGATCTCAGATGGCCAGAACTGGGCCTACCAGCATCAGCGGGAGTGGGCAGCTGCACCAGGTTGGGACGATGCCTGGGAGTACGCACTGAACGTGCACAGCAGCGATCAGAACTACGACCCTGGGACCGACGAGGCAGTGATCACCGATGGGATGATCCTGTCCCAGGTGCAGGCCATGAATCCACCACCTGAGGAGGAGCCGACATGAAGTGGCAGCGGTACTGGAAGGCCATCGCCGGAGCTCTGGCTCCTGGCGCAGTGACGATCGTGGCGTCGGTGACGCCGCAGAGCGAGGGTGGTAGCTCGATCACCACCAGCGAGTGGATCACCGCTCTGGCGACGATCATCATCTCGGGTGCGGCGGTCTACGTGGCCCCACCCAACGACTACTCCGAGCCGGCTCCCACACCGCCGCCGGCGGGTGGCGCTGAATGAGACGATCTGACTAGAGGAGGCAGCCATGCCAGGAACCACCCCCGCTCAGGCCTTCCGGGTGCCGGTCTCCGGCGACGACCCGGATGTGGTCGACGACATGACCCAGCTGGCCAAGCAGATCGAGAAGCGGGTGATGGGGGTCTACGCCACCACCGCGGCTCGGGACTCGGCCACCAGCTCCGCCGGTCTCGAGGAGGGGATGTTCGCCTTCACCAAGGACACGAACACCACCTGGTACTTCGACGGCACCGCCTGGCAGAGCTTCCCGCCCCGCCAGGCCCAGGTGACGGTGGGGTCGGGCGTGCCCAACAACAGCCAGGGTCTCAACGGCGACGTGTACTTCCAGGTGTGATCCATGCCGGCGGTCTGGAAGTACACGGGCAGTGATCCGGTCGAACCCGAGGTGGGCGACGGGACCTGGGAGCAGGTCACCTTCAAGCGCCCGTACGCCAAGTACAACAACGTCTGGACCGGCTGCAAGTTCTACTACGTCAAGGTCGGCGGGGTCTGGGTGCAGCAGTGGGCCTACGACACCACGCCGCCGGCCCCACCGCAGCTGGACCTGATCCTGGTGGAGAACCGGGACAACCAGGGCAAGGTCTCCTCACGCTGGATCAGGGTGGGAGTCCGGCAGTCCACGCCCAGCCATGACCCGACCCTGCCGCTGATCCGGGTGCTCACCGACTACAACGACAAGGCACCGACCACGCCGCTGGGTGGCACGTACACCTCGACGCCGGACCAGGACTACCCGGGAGAGCCCTGGTCGGACTGGCGCTACGACGGGTCGGTGTACGGCACCGGTGCCCCACACTCGGACAACTCCAAGATCATCTACAAGCAGTGGCCACTGAATGCCGGGACCGGCACCCTGCTCAAGGGCGACCGGAACTACCACTTCGGGGCCTGGGCGATGGACGAGAACGGGAACTGGAGCGCCGGCACCCAGGGTCACATCGACATCCCCAAGGGCGGCGTGGACGAGCCTCGGACCATCGTCAAGGAGGCCACCTTCGTCCCGAACGCAGCCGGCTCCTGGAAGAAGAACGAGTGGGTGGCTGGCAACCTGATCCAGCAGAAGTCGCCACGGTCCCAGGGGCTGTGGCTCTACGGCGGGCAGATCCGGGACAACCTGACGCCGAACTCGAGGATCACCTCCCAGCAGATCTGGATCGCTCGTGGCGCGGACTCCGGCTCGGCCAATGCCAACATCTACCTGTTCCATCACCCGTACGGGCACACCTACGCATTGCCTCCGGTGGGCGGCGCGATCACCACCAACCAGGACACCTTCATCGGGACCCTGGCCAAGGGCCAGGGGAAGTGGTTCGCCATCCCGGACAAGTTCCGGGACAACTTCAAGGACGGCTCCGCCAAGGGCGTGGGGCTGGCCTGGAAGAGCCCGGACCGAGCAGACGCAGTGGCCGCTGACTACTCGATCTGCTACTGGAACGGTGGCTCGATCCACATGGTCTGGGAAGAGGATGTGTGACTAGCCAACGAGATGAGGATGGAGACATGAGCGAGAACGAGTCAGAAGTCGAAGAGACCGAGCCTCAGGCCGAAGCGGAGGACGGTCCGGGTGTCGAGGGGCAGATCATGTACCCCGAGCCGAACGTCGACGCCGAGCGCGCCGCCGCCTTTGCCGCGGGCAAGGTCGACACTCTCGAGCCAGAGGACGACGAGGACGAGGAGCCAGGATCAGCCGAGGACGAGGACGAGGAAGCAGCCGAGGAGTGAGCTGATGGCGAACTCCCAGAACGGGTGGCTGGTCCTCGACAACGACACCACCGGCCAGCCACCCCGACTGCGGCACTGGGACGTGCCGGCGGCTGATCGGGACATCCTGCTCAGGGACGGTTCAGCCGGCTTCCTGCTGATCCACCTGGCGATGTGGTTCGACGCCAAGATCGAGCGGATCGACACCGGCCAGTTCGACGACTGGGGCTATGCCAGCCGGCCGATCCGCGGGAGCTCCACGACCTACTCCAACCATGCCTCCGGCACGGCGATGGACCTGAACGCCACCAGGCACCCGCTGGGCATCCCGGCGAGCAAGAACTTCTCCAAGGAGCAGATCGTCGCGATCCACAAGCGGCTGCCCTTCTACAAGGGCTGCATCCGATGGGGCGGCGACTACAAGAACCGCCCGGACCCGATGCACTGGGAGCTGGACAAGGGCATGAAGGACGTGGAGAAGCGGGCCCGGGAGCTGTGCGACTCCAAGCGCGGGAAGAAGATCCTGGAGGCCAACCCAGGAGCCAGGGCGTTGATCTTCGCCTAGGGGACACGATGACGCTGGACGCAGGCTGGATCACCGACGCGATCAACCTGTTCCTGGAGCGACTGGACCGACTCAGTGAGGCCATCGAGCGGTTGGCGGATGCCCTCGAAGAGTCCACACGTAGTGGATAGTATGGGCTTATGTCATCTGAACCTCCTGCAGTCATCGTCACCGGCTCCTTCATGTACCACGACGACCCGGTCCAGGGCCTGGTCCGGTTCACGCCAGGCAGGCTGTGGGTGGTGTACGAGGGCATCACCTGGGCCTGCCTGGCCCCCACTATCACCGTCGGTCCGAGCGGCAAGTTCGTGGCCTACCTGACCGCCACCGACGCTGACTCTGTCCCGTTCACCTACACGGTGGAGACACCGGCTGGAGCCTGGGTCACCTACGTGCCCTGGGCCGAGAACGGCTACAGCCTGCGGGACCTGCTGAAGATGCACGGTGACAGAATCCCCTCGTGAGCGCGATCGTCCTGACCCGGGAGCCACGGACTGACTCCGAGCTCTACGAGTGCGTCAGGGCGCTGTGGGGGATCACCATCCCCCGGCACAAGGTCTGCAGCGATCACGACGCCCCCTTCGATGCGTTCGCCGAGGCCTACTTCAACCGCAAGTCCTCGATCCTCATGCACGGCTCCCGTGGGCTGTCCGGGAAGAGCCGGCTGATCTCCATCCTGGGCCTGACCAAGGCCGCGGTGCAGGGCTCGGACGTGAACATCGTCGGCGGCTCGCTGAACCAGTCGATCAACATCCACAACACCATGCGCAACGCCTGGGAGTCCGAGCACGCCCCGAAGTACCTGATCAAGGAGGAGACGGCCACCCGGATCAGGCTGAACAACAAGGCGATCATCATGCCGCTGACCGCCTCACAGAAGACCGTCCGAGGCCCGCACCCACCGTCCCTGCTGCTGGACGAGATCGACGAGATGGACCTGGCCATCTTCGATGCCTCACTGGGCCAGCCGATGCCGCAGGAGAACTGGCAGGGCCGGCGGATCCAGCCGATGACCGCGATGACCAGCACCTGGCAGTACCCGGACAAGACCTTCGCGGTGGTCCAGGAGCGGTTCCGGGAGCGCGACGAGCACATCTACCAGTGGTGCTACAAGGACACCTCGAACCCGATCGACGGCTGGCTGGACCAGGAGACCATCGAGCAGAAGCGGCTCGAGATCCCGGCCGAGATGTGGCGGGTGGAGTACGACCTGGGTGAGCCCTCGATCGGCAACCGTGCCATCGACTCAGCCGCGGTGGAGCGGATGTTCTCGCTTCCGGAGGAGGCGATCAGCCAGAAGGTCACCAAGGAGCACCAGTACTACCGCTTCGAGGACCCGAAGTCCGACCGCGAGTACGTGATCGGCGCGGACTGGGCCCAGGCGGTGGACTGGACGGTGATCACGGTCGCCGACGTGAGCTTCATGCCGGCCAAGGTGGTGCACTGGACCAGGATGCGTCGGCACCCCTACCCGGTGATGATCGGCGCGTTCAACAAGCTGATGAAGGAGTACAACGCCGAGGGCATCCACGACGCCACCGGGCTCGGCGCAGTGGTGGCTGACTACGTGGACCGGCGGGCCCGGGGCTTCCTGATGACCGGTGCCCAGCGGGACAACATGCTCAGCGAGTACGTGAGTGCGATCGAGAACGACAAGTGGCTGGCTCCGCGGGTGCCGGTCTTCTTCAAGAACCACCTCTACGCCAGCGTGGAGAGCTTGTACGCGCGGGGCAAGGAGTACCACCTGCCCGACGAGATCTGCTCGATGGCGCTGTGCTGGCGGCTGGTGAGCAAGCGGGCCATCCCAGCCCAGCCGATCGTGCTGGCCGGGAACAACGACCCGACCTGGATCGAGGATGAGATGCGCTTCAACAAGGACGCCAAGCGCAAGCCTGGTCAGTGGGTGGTCGGCTCGGTGGACAACAAGTCCAAGGAAGTGGCTCCGGAGCTCGACCTGATGGTGTGAGGTGACACACCGGCGAGACTGGAGGCATGAGGAGCGCCTTCGGCATCGAGCACGGCGTGGTGAGCAAGGCCCGCAACGATCACCGATCTGCTCTGGGTGGGACCGCTGTCGGCGCTGGCGCGGCCACCGCGGCCACCGGGCTGGCGGTCGGCGGGGTCCCCGGACTGCGATCCAACCCGCACGGGGTGAAGAACGAGAACCCCGGCAAGGCGGCCCGGGTCTTCCGCAGCGACCCGTCCGGGAACCCGGGGATGATCCGGTCCGCCCCTGGTGGGGTGATGGGCTACCGGACCAAGGCGCACGCGCACTTCAACACCGAGCTCAAGACCGAGCAGGCCAAGCACGCCCACACCAAGGGGCTGAGCCGGACCCAGCACTTCCTTCGCGGCCGGGGCACCGGGAAGATCGGCCCGGAGGAGGAGGTGATCCGGCATCTCAAGGTCGGTCGCAAGGCCGGCATTGCGGCCCTGGCCGGCGGGGTCGGGCTCGCTGCCTATGGCGCACAGCGGTCGAAGGTGAAGAAGAGCGAGCGGACCGACAAGTACTCAGGTGCGGCGCTGGGTGCCGGTGCCACCACTGCTGGCGTCGGTATTGGTGGCAAGGCGCTGCTCGGCAGCCAGGGCAAGAAGTGGTACGCGCGCTCTCAGCAGAGCGTCAAGCAGGCCGGTGAGCTGGTGCCCGGGCTGGCGCACAAGACCCGTCCGGTCGGGGACTACGACAAGGAGCTGTCGCACAAGGGCAAGGCTCGGAAGATCTTCACCGGCACCACCAACGCGAAGGCCGCCGAGGCCGGCAAGCTGCACGGTGCCGCGTCCCAGCAGCGGTACTTCGCGATGGCCTACGGTAAGAACGCGAAGATGGTCGGTCGGGCCACCAAGCCTGGGCTGGCGGTAGCCGGCCTTGGAGCAGCCGGTCTGGCCGCGGGCGAGGCACACCGCAAGTGGAAGGCCAGCCATGGCTGAGAGTGCCTTCGGTGTTGAGCACACGATCTCCAAGGCTTACCGGAAGCTGGGGCCCAAGGTGTACTCCGCTGGCAACGACATCGTTGCCCGGCTCGGGCCCGATGCCGGGATGAACGACAAGACTCAGTCCATGGACACCCGGATGCGGACCAACTACCTGACCCGGAAGAACGCCGGGGACGCGAGCAGGCTGATCCACCAGATGAAGGGCTCCCCGCATCCACGGGCCGCGGGCATGGCCCAGGACGCGATCAAGAACGCGCGGGGCCACAAGGCGTTCAGCAACGCCTCGATCAGTGCGGTCAACAACATGAACCGGCGCAAGCCCGGCACCGGGATCGGCCGGATGGAAGCATCGGCGGCACAGAAGCTGGCTCCGACGGCCAAGAAGACCGGTGTGCTCCGTAGGCTGGCTCGGATTGCGAGGGTTGCCTGATGGCAGATGTGCGGCTTCCGCAGGGTGACATCTCCACCTGGGACGAGGACAACGCGGGTGACGAGATCCCGCAGCGCGTCGGGCCCATGCAGGAGCTCGGTGTCACCGGGGTCAAGCGGGTCTCCGGCTACATTGACGAGGAGTTCCTCCCCGCACTCCGGGGGCGCAAGGCGGTCCGGGTCTACCGGGAGATGTCGGCCAATGACTCCATGGTCGGGGCGCTGCTGTTCTCCATCGACAAGCTGCTGCGCGAGGTCGAGTGGAAGGTGCTCCCACCCGAGCAGACCGACGAGGGGGTGCTGGCTCAGGAGTTCCTGGAGTCATGCATGGACGACATGTCTCACAGCTGGGACGACTTCATCGGTGAGGTGCTCTCCATGCTGGTCTACGGCTGGAGCTGGCACGAGATCGTCTACAAGCGCCGGCTCGGTCCCTGGCAGAAGGACCCGAAGAAGCGGAGCAAGTACGAGGACGGGCTGATCGGCTGGCGGAAGATGCCGATCCGAGCCCAGGAGACGATGCTGCGCTGGTCCTTCGACGAGACCGGCGGGATCAGGGCGATGGTGCAGATGGCCCCGCCCAGGTACCAGACCACGGTGATCCCGATCGAGAAGAGCGTGCTCTTCCGGACCTCGATCGCCAAGGGCAACCCGGAGGGCGTCAGCCTGCTGCGTACGTCCTACCGGGCCTGGTACTTCAAGAAGCGGCTCGAGGAGTTCGAGGCCATCGGCGTCGAGCGCGACCTGGCCGGCATGCCGGTGGGCAAGGTGCCCGCCGACTACCTGACCGCCCAGAAGGGCACGCCCCAGGCCAAGACGGTGGACGCCTTCCGGAAGATGGTCCGTGGCGTCCGCCGGGACGAGAACGAGGGGCTGGTGCTGCCCACCCAGTACGACCCGGACACCAAGCAGCCGCTCTTCGACTTCGAGCTGATGAGCAGCGGTGGCACCCGGCAGTTCGACACCAACTCGATCATCCAGCGCTACGAGCAGCGGATCCTGATGAGCGTGCTGGCCGACTTCATCCTGGTCGGCCACCAGGACACCGGCAGCTACTCGCTGCACACCGACAAGACCGGCATCTTCCGGGCCGCCCTGAACGCGATCACCAAGGCCATCGCGGACACCCTGAACCGGTACGTGGTGCCCCGACTGTTCGCCATCAATGGCTGGAAGCTGGACGCACTGCCCCGGTTCGAGCCCACCAACGTGGACCCGCCGGCGCTGGACCAGCTCGCCTCGTTCATCTCGGCGACCGCCGGTGCCGGCATGCAGTGGTTCCCGGACCCGGAGCTGGAGAAGTACATCCGCGAGATCGCTCGCCTCCCGGAGATGACCGACGAGGACGTGGACTACAAGCGGACCATGCTCGAGCAGCAGCAGGCCATGGAGTACGGCCAGGGCCAGATGGACCTGCTCGGCCTGAAGCAGAAGGCCGAGATGACCGCCCAGGGCTACACCCCGGAGCAGGCCGAGATGGCCTCCCAGCAGCCCACCCCGGAGATGGCCCAGCAGGACGCCGAGCAGCAGCAGCTGATGAACCAGCCGCCGCCCGAGGACCCGAACGCCCAGAAGGACCACGACCGGCAGATGCAGATGATGCAGATGCAGGAGAAGGTCGCCCAGGCCACGCACAGCCGCGAAAAGGAGAAGATGCGGCTGCAGGACACCATGGCGAACCGGGACCACAAGCGGACCAAGGAGCAGATGCGGCTCAAGGACCGCTCGGCCGCGAGCAGTGCAAAACTGCAGGCGCAGTCCCTGCGGGACAAGCAGCGGTTCGCGAAGCCACCGGCCAAGAAGGCCGCGGCCAAGAAGGTGCCCCCGAAGAAGAAGGGGAAGTGAGATGCCCTACGCCTCGAACAAGCAGGCCGCCTTCATGCACATCCATCACCCGGACATCGCGGCGAAGTGGCATGAGGAGGGGCACGGCTACGTCAAGGGTGGCCCCAACGACCCGGGCAAGAAGAAGCGTCGTCGGATCCGGAAGGCCGACCGGTACGGCTGGTGGAAGCCGGTGGCCGCAGGCACTGTGGCTGGTGCGCTGGCCAACCAGATCCCACCAGCCCAGGACGTGGTGCGCGCCGAGCGCCGGCGCAAGGAGCGGAAGAAGGGCAAGATCTCCAAGCTCCTGGTGCCGCTCTCGGACGACTCCTTCTTCAACCAGGACGCGGCCCAGAAGATGTTCGACCTGGTGATGAAGATGGACGACGAGACCGCGGAGATGTTCTGCTACATCGTCGCCTCGGATCTGCTGGAGCAGGAGGTCGAGAACAACCAGGCCACTCTGCAGAAGCACCTGAACGAGGTGATTGCCAAGCGCGTCAACGACTTGAAGCAGGCCACCATCCGGCTGGTCAGCAAGGGGATGGAGAACCCGGTTCCCTACGCCCAGGCACTGGCCATGCTCGATGCCCAGATCCACAAGGCCGACCCGATCCCGAACTGGGAGTTCGAGCGGAAGATCAAGCGCGACCCGTCCACCGGCCGGTTCCAGATCAAGTTCTCCGACCGCGGGCTGGACCGGCCGATGCCGGACAAGACCGCCAAGTCGATGGGCATCGCCGGGACTTCCGGCAAGGTCTATGGCGCGTTGGATGCCAAGGACAAGGCCCGGTACCAGAACCAGTACCTGCAGGTCGCCAACTTCCTGGACGCGGTGAACGCGGCCACCGACGGCAACAACAAGACCCTGGTGCACTTCGTGGACGACGACACCGGGGAGACCTGGGCCGAGGAGGCCACCAGCACCAAGCCGATGACCACGATGATGCCCAAGAACGTCCGGGCAGTCGGGGCCGAGGCGCTGCCCACCAGCCTGACCGCTGGTGGGGCTGCGTTCAGCCTGGCCGGGGCGATGGGGCACACCATGGAAGCCGGCACCGTGCAGCGGATGCAGGCGGCCGGGCCCAAGGTCGAGGGCTGGGGCACCTCCTGGCTGCAGGCCGGTGAGGGCGAGCCCCAGAATGCCAACGCCCGGCTGTACCAGCGCACCAAGACCCTGGGTGAAGCTGCCGGCACGTTGGGTGCTCCAGGTGGCAAGGTCCAGCTGGCCGGGAAGATGGCCGAGATCGTCGGCCAGTACGGCCCGCAGGCCGAGGCGGTGCTCGGCCCCTCGGCGCGCAAGACCGCCTACCGGTACCGAGGCACCGAGAAGACCCCGGACCAGCGCCTGGTCCGCTCCTATGGCGATGCGATCCAGGAGGGCAAGAAGATCGGTCCGATCGACCGGTTCGCAGAGCTCGAGGAGGGACGACGGCGGCAGGCACGCGGTGCTGGGCGGCAGCCGTTCGGTACCGAGACTGCGGTGCGCCCCAAGGGTGCTCGGCAGCAGAAGGGTCCTGGACCGGGCCCGGCTCCGTCGCTGACCCAGATGGTGGCCGAGCGGGAGGCTCGCGCCGGGCGGGCTCCGGAGTGGCAGGAGCGGGAGCAGGGCCGCAAGGCGGTGGCCGACTACCTGACCGACAAGCTGCCCAGCAAGCAGCACTACAAGCTCCAGCTGGCCAGCGGGAACACGCCGCCCAGCGAAGGCGTGATCATCAACTCCGACGGCCAGATCGTCACCCAGGCAGTCGGCTACGGCGACGACCACTACCTGCCGTTCAACCTGAAGAACCTGAAGGGGCTGAAGGGTGGGGAGTACATCCGGAACCGCTCGGTCGGTGGTCTCACCAGCGAGGACGTGTACACCGGACTGATCTCCGGGGCCCGCCGGGTCACGGTGGTCTCCCGATCTGGCACCTTCACCATGGAGTTCCAGCCGGACTTCCGCGGCGGGCGTCGGCACAACGACAAGGCTCGGCGGATGACTCGGCGCTACGAGCAGCTCCTGGACGCGGTGCAGTCCGAGCAGGTGGAGCGTCAGGACGTGCCGGTGCGCTGGCGGAAGATGATCGAGGACGAGGTCCGTGGTGAGTACGGCCCGTCCGCCTCGCAGCGGCTGGTCCGGGCCGAGATCGATGCCCGGATCAAGGAGTTCAAGGAGAACCCGCAGATCAACGGTCGAGACCTGGACCGGGCCGAAGCCGCGATCAGCCGGATGGAGGAGGGCGAGAAGCGCGGCGTCTACAGCCGGCAGGACGTGGCCGACTACCGCAAGGAGGTCATGAACGAGCTCCGCGACCTCAAGGAGATCCACTTCCGGCTGAACGGAGTCGGCTACGCCGCGGCCCTGGAGAGCCTGCGTGAGCAGTTCCCCTACTACATCCAGACCGACTCGAACCCGAAGGAAGAGCACCTGGAGGAGTTCGAGCGGGACGAGGGCTACGTGGAGCCCGGGCGGAACCGGCCTACCGGGGCCAGCGCCGGCTGGTTCGGCACCGCCGAGGGGAAGAGCGGCAAGTTCACCGCGGCCCGCGCCGACTACCAGCGTGGCCTGCCCGGCGCACCTGCGCCGCGGGAGTCCCGGTACCGGTCCGGGAACCGCAAGGAGGATGAGACCAGCTCGGGAAGTAGCTCCAGCGTGTCCTCTCGTGGTGTCTCCGCGAATCGGGATCGCACCAGGGACCGGGCCGCTGATGCGCTGGAGCAGGTCCAGGCCCAGAGCCGAGTCCGGGACGCTGCGGTCCAGCTGCAGCAGGCGGCCAAGACGCACCGGCCACCGGGTGGCACCGCACCACCGGTGTGGTGGGACTACGACCGGGACCAGATGGCGGAGTACCTGGAGAAGCCGGAGAACCTCAAGGGGTTCCGCGACTTCGTCACCGACCTGGGCGACCAGTGGGGCGACACCAATGCCGCCCGGCAGTACAACCAGTTCGTCTCTGCCCAGAGCCGGTCTGGTGGTGGGGCCCAGTACGGGCCCGAGCATGCCAACCACTGGCAGCCGACGCCCTACAAGTTCGACCCGGAGAAGCACGGCGAGGCATTCCGGTCCAGCGCGGACCCGGTCGCGGTCACGGTGGCCCTGAACCGGCTGGACGGCGATGACATCGGGCTGCAGTCCGGCAAGCCGCTGTCCCAGCTGAACGACAAGGAGCTGCGGGAGGAGTTCGACCTGACCAAGGACATGCGCGCCGCCATGCAGAGCAGCAAGACCTACGGCGACGACGCCCAGGATGCCTTCGGGAGCAAGTTCGCGCACACCGGTGCCTTCGCCTCCCGATTCTTCCGGGACGACGCCGGGGCGGCGCGGCACCTGGAGAACATCCACAAGACTCGGGCGCTGAAGGCCAAGGGCGGGCCGGGTGGTACCGGTACTGCCGGTGGCGGAACCTGGCGAGGACTGCCCGGTCAGCCGTCCGGCGGTGGCGCGGCACCGCGACCGGAGCCTCCGGAGCCGGTCGGTGGCGGGTACTTCGTGCCGGTCGAGGAGGAGAAGCTCCAGGCCGAGCTGGCCCCGGAGACCAAGCGGGTGCACAGCCAGTACCGGGATGCCGCGCAGCGACTGGCCCAGGTGGCTCAGCAGCAGGGTGGTCAGGTCGCCATGGACGCCTACAACGACTATGCGCGCAAGGTGGACATGCTGCCCAGCGACAAGGGCATGGACCCGTTCCTCGACACCCACAGCAGGCTGCGGGAGGAGCATCCGCAGCTGCACCAGCAGCTGGAGAGGTTGATCGCACGGACTGACAAGAGCGCTGCCCAGCGGTGACCACAGCCCCGTACGTCGAACTGGGGTTCAACCCCACCGGACTACGACCCCAGGACATCCCTCGTGCCGGGGAGTTCCTGGGATCGCCGGCCGAGGCGCTGGAGGCTGCCCTGGCGGTGACCAGGGCTCAGGTGGTCACCGAGCTACGCCAGCAGATGACTGGCATCGACGAGCCCACCCGGGCCCAGCTGCTGCGGTTGGCGGACCTGGCCTGGCAGGCCGCGTTCTGGCGGTACCGGAAGATCTCGGCCCCGATCATGGCCGACGCCTACCTCCGGGCCTACCGGATGGCTGACGCCGGCGACGTGCCGATGAGCATGATCTACGACCTGGCCGACAAGCACGCGGAGAAGGTCGGGGAGTACTTCCACGCCTCCTCGAGAGAGGCACTGGCCGAGGGCTACAACACCCTGGTGAACCGGCGAGTGCCGGCGAAGGCCGCGGTGGACACGGTGCTGGATGCCTATGGGCTGACCTCGCGGCAGATGCGGTCCTACGTGGGGGCCAGCAAGTTCTCCACCCCGGTCTCCGACGTGCTGCCCCGGAGCGTGAAGGCACGGGCCCGGGACTTCATCGACAAGGCGTTCACCACCCGGATCCGGAAGATGAGCGCCCAGGAGGAGCACAACATCGACGAGCAGGCCAAGCAGCTGGCCTGGATGTGGCTCCAGGACAAGGGCCGGCTCGGTGGCAAGGCCCAGAAGATGTGGCTGACCGCCAAGGACGAGCGCACCTGCACGATCTGTGCGCCGCTGCACGGGAAGAAGGTCGGGCTCAACGAGCGGTTCGTGACCAAGGAGGGCGAGTTCTGGACTCCTGGGCTGCACCCGAACTGCCGCTGCGAGGTGCGGCTGATCGAGAACAAGTTCACCAAGAGCCTGGCCGGCGCGGAGCTGCACGAGTTCAATCAGCTGCACCCACGGGCCGAGCACGGCCGGTTCGGCACCAAGGCACGCACGCGGCAGACGAAGACCATCGACGTGGACCAGGCGTTCCGGCAGATCGTGGCCCAGCCGGTGCGGCAGCCGACCCGGCACCTGACCTATGTGGCCGCTGCGGAGACCGTAGAGCCGGACACCGAAACCGACCGGGCGTTCGCCGAGCTGGTATCCGCCCAGCCGCAGACCCGGGGCTTCCACACTGGGTTCTCCTCACCCCTGGAGCGACGCACCTTCGCTCAGCAGGCCGTCACTCACGTGGCGGACCCGGAGGCGAAGATTGACTTTGCTGCGGATCTGGCGGTGGAGTTGCGGCAGCAGACCCGGCTCAATGTGCAGACCCAGCCCCGGCAGCTCACCAAGACTCCGATCCAGAAGGTGCAGCCAGGCTATGCGGTCGTCGCGTACCACGACCTGGGTGATGGAGACATCAGCGAGCTCAGGCTCAACCATGGGATCACCTTCACCACCGATGAGATCTCGGCAGCAGCCGAGGCAGCCGAGGCGATCCAGCACCAGATGTACCGGTCCATCGACGACATGATCGACAAGGGCGCAGTGATCGAGGAGACCGACAAGCGGACCGGCCAGCGATACCGAGCCGAGCTTTCTCCGCGGCAGATCGAGGCGGTGGCTGAGTGGTACGCGAACTCCGCGACTCGACACTGGCATGAGGACTACGACCCGAACTTCGTCGGCGATGAGCAGATCCGGGTGAACTGGGAAGGTGGCCAGGGATACGAAGGGATGCCCGATCGAGTGCCGCTGTCCTACATCGGGGAGAAGTTCGGGCTGCGCAGTGAAGACTTCGAGCACTATGTGGTCCAGGTGGACGCGGTGCCCACCGAGGAGGGCGCGGTCGAGCACATCAGCGGTGGCCCCCGGAGCCGGCATCAGTCCTACTCCATCGACGGCGACTACGAGCTCACCCCTGGTTCCGTGAGCCGGGTGGTGCACGATGACGGCTACATGGTGACCACCTTCAAGGTAGAACCCAGGCAGTCCGTCGATCTGCCCGAGGAGGGCGAGTAGCGCAGGGAAGGACGATGAGGACATGAGCGACGTGCGCGAGCTACTGGCCACCGACGACACGTTCGCCGAGGTGGCTGACCTGCTGTTCGGTGGCGGCGGGGACCAGCTGATCACCAAGATGAACCCCACCCAGTCCGACCTGTCCACCCATGAGCGGAAGAAGCGGGCCCTGACTGCTGGACTCAGCGCGGTGGGTGCCGGTGCCGGTGCTGCCGGCCTGGGGCTGGCCACTCGCAACCTGGGCCGGTCCTACCGAGCAGCTCGAGCCGGCCGGGCGGTCTCGCACGCTGGTCAGCTGCTGCCGAAGATGACTCGCGGAGCTGCGGCCAAGCACACCTTGGGCCAGGAGAAGTTTGCCACCGGACTGATCCCGCTCGAAGCCGCCGGCCTGGGCGGCGAGATCATGGCAACCCGGATCCTGCACGGCGACACCAAGAAGAAGGTCTCCAAGGGCGACACCCTGGACATGCTGAACCAGGCCAGCGACAAGATGCCCACCAAGGGCCAGCTGACCCGGGCTACGGTGACCAGTCCCAAGATGCGCAAGAAGGGGCTGGAGTACACCAAGAAGACCGGCGGGATGCTGAAGAAGCTCCCGGAGAAGATCAAGACCACCAACGAGGTGGAGAAGCAGCTGGACGTGGTCTGGGAGGGCGAGTTCGCCAAGGCCGACGCGGACAAGCAGCAGATCTTTGGCTGGGCCTCGGTGGTCGAGATCGGCGGTCAGCAAGTGGAGGACCTGCAGGGCGACCTGATCTCCCCCGACGAGATGGAGAAGGCCGGCTACTCCTATGTGATGAAGTCCCGCAAGGGCGGGGACATGCACCTGCGGAACGAGTGGCAGCCGATCCAGAAGTCGGAGATGATCGAGAGCTTCATCGTCACCCCGGAGAAGCGGGACGCGATGGGGCTGCCTGATTCGGTGCCCACTGGCTGGTGGGTGGGATTCCAGGTCCAGGACCCCGAGGTCTGGGCCGACATCAAGTCCGGGAAGCGCACTGGGTTCTCCATCCACGGTCACGGCCGCAGGACGCCGGCATGACCAAGGAACTGATGACCGACGCCCAGCTGCGGCGTCGCCGGGCTGCGCAGAGCAAGATCACCCACACCACCTCCACGCTGGGCCTGGCAGGTGCCGGCCTCGGCCTGACCGCTGCACTGGCGTCCCGGAAGGGTGCGGCCGGGGAGAAGACGCTGGGTGCGATCCGGCGGGTGCCCGGGCTGAAGAAGACCACCCCTGAGGGGCTGAAGAACAAGGCGCTCTACACCGGCATCGCCTCCGGTGGCATTGGTGGTGTGGGTGGCTTCAACATGGCCTCGATCTACCGGGATGAGTCACGACGCAAGCAGCAGACGCAGTTGAAGAAGGAGTCGAGCATGGACATGGGCTATGTCGGTGAGGAGGGCACGCCACTCACGCCGGCCGAGATCGAGGCCGAGATCGAGAAGGCCTGGTCTCCCTCGGCCTCGAACTTCGACTCCGAGGCCAAGCGGGAGAAGCGTGGCAAGGCCTACCAAGGTGCGGCACTGGTCGGTGCCGGAGCCGGCGGTGCCTTCGCGGCGCACCAGGGCATGCATGCGGTGCACGAGGCCAAGAAGATCAAGCCGGTCCACCTCAAGGCGCTGAAGCCCACGGTCCGACGGGGTGGCAAGGCCGCCATCGGTGTAGCCGCCGTGGCCGGTGCGGCCGGCGCGCATCGGGCGCTGAAGCGCAAGGAGCAGGGTTCCTGGCAGCCCTACGCCAAGCGCTCCGCTTTCGGGGTAGAGCACGACCCGGTGAGCAAGGCGATCAACATCAAGCCCGAGAACGAGGGCAAGTTCACTGCCTCGGCCAAGAAGGCGGGCAAGGGAATCCAAGAGCATGCACACGCTGTGGTGGCCAGCTCGAAGTCCTCGGAGCTGCAGCGGAAGCGGGCCCAGTTCGCGATCAATGCCAAGAAGTGGGCACACCACTGACCACGATGCGGACCACTGACTGGACGACCATCCGAGACTGAGAGCAGAGGTAGATGACATGCCGCGACTACGGATGAACCTGACGGACATGGAGATCGACGAGATCTCCACCGTCGACAAGACCGCGAACCAGCACTCTCGGTTCGTCATCGCGAAGAGGGCTCCTGAGGAGGATGAGATGCCCCAGCTCTACAACCAGGAGGGAACCCCCCTCGACGAGCAGGATCTCGAGTTCGGTGACATCGTCTACGACGACGAGGGCAATGCCTACGAGTTCGTCGAGGCGGAGGAAGACGAGCCGGAGGACAAGGAGAAGGACAAGGACAAGGAGAAGGAGCTGGCCACGGTCGGCAAGTCCGCCTTCTTCGACAAGCCCGCACCCCAGGCCGGCAGCTTCACCGAGTCGGTGATGGAGGAGCTCTCCAAGGCCTTCAGTGACAAGGACCGCGATGAGGTCATCGCCAAGGCGCTGGGCCGGGTCGAGGACATCGAGAAGAAGTACGAGGAGGTCGCCAAGGCGGCCCAGGCCGAGCGGGATCTCCGGCTCACCCGGGAGTACGTCTCCAAGGCCGCCGAGTACAACCTGCCGGTGGACCCCGCCGAGCTGGGTCCGGTGCTCTACCGGATGGCCGAGACCATGTCGTACGACGACTGCGCGGTGATCGCCAAGTGCCTGGAGACGGCCGGCGAGATCATCTTCGAGGAGGTCGGCTACCAGGGTGGCGGCGACAACACCGACATCTACTCCCAGGTCGAGAAGCACGCCTACGACACGTTCGGCAAGGCGGAGGACTTCAGCCCGGTGACGGCCATCAACAAGGTGTTCGACGACAACCCGGACGCCTACGACGAGTACCTGGCCGCGCAGCGGAACCGGTAGCAGAGAGGAAGGGCAATGGCCTACGAAGAGAGCCTTCGGTCGATCACGCTGAACGCGGATTCGTCCATTGGCATCTACACCGGAGTCCCGGGTCAGCCCGGTTCTCCCGACCCGCACGGAGGGAAGCAGTACCACTTCGTGAAGGTGACCGGGGTGCACCAGTGTGGCCTCGCCGCCGCCACCGGTGACGTGGTCGGGGTGCTGCAGAACAAGCCGCAGGGCACCGGCCAGGCCGCCACGGTCGGCTTCGCCGGCGTCTCGAAGGTGGTCAGTGACGTGGCCATCACCGCCGGGGATCCGATCTACTGCAGCGCCGACGGCCAGGCCGCCAAGACCGGCACCGGCCCTCGAGTCGGAACCGCACTGTCCACGACCGCCAACCCTGGGGAACTCGTCAACGTTCTCCTGAGCCTCTGAGAGGAGTGACAAGCAATGCCTAACCCCACTCAGAGCGATCTCCACGTCAACGTTCCGCTGACCAATGTCTCTGTCGCCTACATGCAGGACAAGGCGCAGTTCATCGCTGACAAGGTCTTCCCCCGAGTGCCGGTCCAGAAGCAGAGCGATCTGTACTGGAAGTACTCCAAGTCCGACTGGCGCAGGACCGACGCGCAGAAGCGTGCGCCGGGCACCGAGTCGGCCGGGGTCGGCTGGAAGGTCGACACGGGGCAGTACTTCTGCGAGGTCTGGGCGGTCCACAAGGACATCGACGACCAGGTCCGCGCGAACGCTGACTCGAACTGGCGACTCGACTCGGACGCGACCACGTTCTGCACCAACCAGATGCTGCTGCGGCGGGACCTGGACTGGAACGACAAGTTCTTCAAGACGGGCCAGTGGGGCACCGACCTCACCGGTGTGACCGGCACCGTGTCGGCCGGGCAGTTCCTCCAGTGGAGCGACCCGAACTCCGACCCGATCGTGCAGTTCGCTGACCTGCAGACCAACTTCGTGGAGCAGTCAGGCCGCAAGGCCAACACGCTGGTCCTCGGGGCGCGCACGATCACCCAGCTGAAGAACCACCCGGACATCATCGACCGCATCAAGTACACCCAGCGTGGTGTGGTGACCACCGACCTGCTCGCGTCGCTGTTCGACGTGGAGAAGATCCTGGTCAGCTACGCGACGGTGACCGACGTGGCCGAGCTGAACGACGCCAAGGCGCAGGACGCCGCGGCGACCTACCGGTTCATGTCCAACAGCAAGTCGGCGCTGCTCTGCTACACCCCGAGCGCGCCGTCGCTGATGACGCCGGCCGCCGGCTACTGCTTCACCTGGAACGGCTACCTGGCTGGCAACAGCTACGGGATCCGCATGAAGAACTTCCGGATGGAGTGGATCGAGGCGGACCGCATCGAGGCCGAGATGACCTACGACATGCGAGTGATCGCCAAGGACATGGGCATCTTCATGGCCAACGCGGTGGCCTGAGCCGAGAGGAGGCCGGTAGGCCATGACCGGCCTCCCTCATAGGAGGTACCCGTGCACAGCGCGTTCG